GGCCCAGGATTGCGATGGAACGACTTGATTTTTGAGGGCGCGGACGCCTCGACCCAGCCCGTATGCCCCCGCAACCCCGGCGCCAAGTCCACCTCCAATCATTCCACCAACCAGGGCTGACTCACCCACCGGACCTTCTTGGTTGATAGCCGCGGTCAAAGCCCCAGCACCGGCACCTTCACCCACGCCGCGCCCAACATGCCCAAGAGCACGTCCAGGAGCGGATGCCTGAAGAGCCTGCCCACCTCTCTGGGTTAGAGCCGCAATGGTGCTGGGAATGGCTCCTGCGCCGAGGGCGTTCAATCCCCGGCCCGCGTATCCCGCCAGCTTACCCACCCCCTGAAGAACTCCAGGACCCGCTGCTATCGACAGGCCAATTCCAGCCGCATCCGCGGGCCAGCCGTAAGCTTCACGCGTCGCGCGTTCACCCGCGCGGAGGTCGTTGAGAGTTGAGCGATAGACCCCTCCAAAGGGAGTTTTGCTCCCAGTTAGTCGGTTCACCAGTTCTGCTGGACCGGAGGTCAAAGCAGCAATTACTGGGGATGCCGCGCCAAAGGTTGCACTATTTACCATGTAGTTGGCTAGGTCGGGTTGTCTGCGGACGCGGCTTGCATACTGCGAGCTACTCTCCCCGGGCTTTGGGCTAGGAAACGATATACGCTCAAGAAAAGACGGCGCACGTTCTGCTGGAGCATTGGCCAACTCATGGAAAGCCTTCTGCGGATCAAACTCCTCGGCCTGTTGAACTTGGTTCAGCTCAGCAAGAGCAGTCTGCGAGTCAAAAGTCTCGGGCGGTTTACGTTCAGCCATCTACTCCTCCCCTGATTGCAAACGGCGAATGCGCTCGCGCAGAGCAACCTCGGCCGGAGAGAGAATATGATTTGGGTCACTGCGCTTTCCAGCGCCGTCTCGAAGAAGTTTTTGTTCCGCAGGAGTGAGGCGCTGAAACCACGCGTTGGGATCTACCGCTGGCCGTCCTAGATTGCCAGGAACAGATACTGGTTGATCTGCTGGTTTCTGCGGCGGCTGGCGTTGGGGAATAACCTGATCCCTAGGGGCGTCACCCGGCAAAATAGCAGAAGGACGTGGTTTAGCTTGTTCATAGGCCTCGTCCCATTTATCAAAACTAGGCGGAGCCTTGCCGTGTGCGATATAGCTGGAAGCTACTTCATTCCAAGCCATGCGCTTACGCGCAAGCCATTCAGCCTGCGCGAAGAGATTCTCGCGTTGTTGTGGAGGCATAGAAACAGAACCGTTCATTTCCTTGATCAATAGAAGATCGCGATCTGATAGTTGGCCGCCCAATAATGGCTTCGCTAAAGACAGAGTCAACCGTTGCAAATTAGAGGATAGACGAGAAGTAGCGACGACCCCCGGATCGTTGGGGGCAAAAAATCCCCGCACCTGTGCTGAAGTTTCAGGAGCTATTGAGGCTCCTGGACGAGCCAATCCAGGCATACCCCTATAGTAAGCTTGTGGGCTGATAGCTCGAGAATCAGCCAAGATTGTTGCTGCCTCGCTCATGGCTCGCGAATCTTCACCATATTTCTTCACGTCGTCAATAACGCCTGGGCGTATGGCCCCTTGACGCGGGGGTAGCGGGGTAAGAATTGAAGGCACCTCTTCCGCTGGAGGAGTCACTTCAACCGCACTTGGAACGACGCCCGGAGCAACTGGTGTAGCAGGCCGCGTGCCGCGAATGCTGGGGAAATACTCCTGGGACGGATCAGTCCCTGGAGGTGCAGCCAAAGCATTCGTAGCTATCCAACGCCTGAGCCAATCGCCACGTTGTCCATCGTGGCCGATGTCAACCTCGCCGTTCTTGATCGCGCCTTCAAGAGCTTGATTGGCGCGCCCGAGCAGATTCGCGTAGGTCTTGTCATCAACCACCCGCACCCCGTCTGGGGTTGTGGGGAAATTTTGCGTGGCGTTCGCCGAACGAGGCGGAGGCGCTCCATGGATTGTGCTCAAGTGCTCCCCAGTCGGAGTCGTAATAACCTTTGACCATCCAGTGTGAGAATTAGCGTCTTGAACAATCGTCTGAGTATTCGCTGAACGAGGTGGCGGCGCCCCTTGGATCGTGCTCAAACGCTCCCCGGTCGGGGTCGTAATAACCTTTGACCACCCTGTCGGAGAACTATCGTCTTTAATGATTGCCTGATTTGTCGCATTGCCGGCTAGTTTGTTGAGCTGCCCGGCCAAGCTAAGGCGCTTCATCAAAGAATCAGCCGGTAGAGACGCCTGTTGAACACGGAGTTGATCAACTATATTTCCCTGTTCAAGACGAGTCTTATCGTAGGCATTAATCTGGGGAGCGGCTTGACTCATAGCACTCCCGAAGGACTCAGCGAAACTGCCGGCCCGCGTGGGGGCAAGAAAGCCTCCGGCCATCGCAGCAAGAATACCTGCTTTGTTAGTTCCTTGCATTTCAGTCAAACGCTTGATTGCTCGTTCAATAGCGTCTGACTTCGCTTGTTGCGCCGCATCAAGAGTTGCGCCGATGCCTTCTTGTGGTATTAATTGACTGGCAGCTCCACGCAGTTGAGGAAAAGGCGCTCCTTGGCCCCCATACAAAGAACTCAGAGCAGCAAGTCCACCAGGTGATGCAACGGTTGCCGGATCCGGCGGGACAGGCAAGTCTTCATACGTGTCTGACATGAGCTATTATCCGAACAATTTACTCAGCGCCCCGACACCGGAAGCGGCACCTGCGAGCTGAGCAAGGGGAGAGGGCTGAAAAGATTGGCCGGGTCCCACAGTTGTTTGGGTAGACGTTAACGGAATTTGTTGTCCTGTAAGAATTGAATTCATATACTGCGTTTGTTTTTGCGGAAAATATGCTTGATCTTGAAACTGATTGTACAACCAATCCAAGTTCTGTTGGTTGAGCCCGCGGGTCAAATCAGCCTGAGTCTGCAGACCGGCTGCCCCGGTAAGACCCATGGATTGAGAAAGTTGACCAAGCGCGCCAGTAGCGTTTGCAAGCCCTTGGCCTTGATTTGTCAGCTGTTGCCCGAGAGCCCCCATTTGAGAGCCGCCCTGCATTTGGGCTCCAGTGAGATTGCTGCCAATTGCGCCAGTAAGTTGCCCAGCGTTGAGCTGCTGTCCGGATAGCTGATTCCCCAAAGTCCCCAAAGCTTGTCCCGCGGCGAGTTCTCGTCCTTGACCCGTCTGATAGGCACCCATGCTTTGGCCGAAACCTTGCTGCAAAGCTTGAGCCTGCTGGCCCATAATTGATTCGTTGGCGTCACGAATAGCTCTGTTCGTGAAGTCTGCGTGACGACCACTACCAAACATGCCCGCACCAGTAAAGGTGCTGTTGACATTGGGCAGTAAATTTTCTTGTAAATTTCTTCCCCCAAGTTGCGCAATTCTATCAACGACCCCCTCTGTATAGGGGGACATGAATTGATTGAAATCACCTTGGTTGAAGAGCTGACCGGAATCTGCCGCCAGCCCCATTCCAGTGTAGGTCGCGGGTTGACCAATAGAACCCACGTTTTGCGCATAAGGGAGACCCATCTGAGCAAATTGACCCGCGGTATTTACCGATTGATTGGTGAGTTCTTGTCCTTGCAAATTAGGTTGTTGATAAGAACCTGAGAGCTGGTTCAAATCGCCAAGAGCCCCGGCTACTTGGTCTTGACCGGTCGTGACGGCGGTTCCAAGAGCGCCCTGGGCTTGGGTGTCCCAGGGATTCCATCCGGCAAACCGGGCACCGGAATAGACCGGGTAGTCCATTCCGGCTTGCGCATTGGCCCGTTGTAGAATGGCCTTTTGGAACTCTTGAAAGTATAGAGGCAACGATTGAGTCTGTGTAACATTACTCGTTACACTTGGGGGCGGGGACCCGTTAAAGAGGAAATCCAACAAGGCCATTTAACGAGCCCCTTCGTCAAGGTAAGACGTCAAAGCCTTAGCCTTGGGCGGAACTACTCGAGAGCGTCCTTTATGTTTCGCAATCGCTCGACGCATACCGTCGAGCTTACGTGCCCCGGCGTTGTTGTTTCCGTCCCCTAGATCGGCGACCGTCGCTGCGTCCAGAACATACTCGCCATCGGACAGGCGGGCGGGGACCGTGTCGGATTGCCCTGGTTGCGGACCGGCAATGTATCGGGGATCACGCATCGCAGATAACCCGCCTTTCGCATACCCGACTGCCCCGCCGTTGGCCAAACCTGTGACTGGTCCAGGGATTGGAGTATATGTTCCTGCTGGGTTATCGAAGAACGTGATTGGACGGCCGCTATTCTGGTTATCAAGCGTATACCACTGAGTCGGATCCATGATCGTTGGAACCCGAGTCCGATTGAGAGCGTAATTCTGTGCGTGAGACCCGGTCAGAGCGGCGGAGTCTTTTTGTGCTTGGGTTTGCGCCGGCGGTTTAGCGCTGGACGAACTTTTGCCTCCGGCCATACTGGCCAGCAGCAATCCTCCAGCCAAGAGCGGCCAGTTGCGGCCAAGCCAACTGGACCCCGAGGCTCCGGCTGAGCTAGAACCACCACCGAGCAGACCGCCGGTTCCAGAAGATCTAGCGCCAGAAGTGAAGTCGGTATCACCCCCGCCTGTGTCCCAAGCGCCAGACCCGGCGCTAGTCCACGGGTCAGCCGCAGACGAAGAGCTAAACAACGAGCTGAGAAGTCCCCCGGCATTTCCGCCTGTACCGAGGGCCCCGGAAATTTCCGGCGAGAAGTAGCTCGTCAACCCCCCTCCAAGCGCCCCCAAACCCGCATACATTAGGGGATTACTTCCACCGCCGATGAGACTACCCAGTCCACCCAACGCGCCGCCCAAGAGGCCTCCACCAACGCCTGCTGCCAAATCTGGACCGAGCAAGTCGGTCAGGCCAAGAAATTCTCCAACTCCTCCGCCAATCTCAGGCAAGAGCACTGGGAGAAGAGCTCCGCCTACAGAACCCAGAATTCCGCCCAAATCAAAAGCTTCGGGTAAACCCGTATCTGGGTTGCGAGGTAGTTCTCCTTCTGGGTGCAACGCTTCGAGTGCCCGAACCTCTCGAGGAGACATGTGAACAAGTTCAGTATCGCCGTGCCGACCACGTGAAGCCAAATGGTCTGCGTGATTACGTAATTGCATCAGGGCGCCAGCCATTCGTCACTCCTATCGACGACGGACCAGCGCGCGGCAGAGCGTGCACTCGGATTCGTAGTAGTATATCACAAACTCACGGAAAAATACCCTTCAGCCAAGTTCCCCATTCTCTCCAGTCGTCGAACAGAAGCGGGCTAGGGACATGCCAGCGCTCAAAGCTAGAGTCTTGATAAAGGCGTTCGGCCCATTCTTGCCAATCAACCTCGTTCTCGGGCGGTAATGGCGGACTGCCGGTGGAGTAAACCACTTCGACCAGCCGATCTGCCCAGACGCGAAAATCTGCCATTCTTGGGTCGAGTATGTCATGTAGAGGAACGACCATCAGAGTCTTTCATGTGAATAACGGGCGTCCCAGTCAAGTAGTTTCCGCCGGCCACGTTACTCTCGAACTTGAGTTGAAGATACCGTCGCGTATTTTTAGGGTGTATCAACTCAGTTGTCGGACCGAACGGGAGGGCTGGACCCACGAGTTGATCGGCTCTGGCGTTATTGCGTCCAGTAATACGAAGGGTCATCTCGCCAGACTGAACAAAATCGGGCTCAATCATGATAGTCTGTAGATTACGATTTTTCCCTTGGGGGATGAGCGAAAGATTTCCAGTCTCGAAAAACGAGTAGATGGCGTTGAAGGTGTTACCGTCAACCTCATCGACCCCGGTTTCATGTTGCCATAGCCCATAATCGCTCATCTCGACCTCACGTGGAAGAGGTTGCTTGGGTCATATACGGGAAGCCCAGGACTTGCGCGGCAACCCCGGCCGAGCGACCATAGAGTGGGAGCTCGGTATCATACCAGCTCTGGTTGCGTACATTGTAGATGACCGCGTGATTACAGTAGGTTGATTCCCCAAATGGAAAACAAAACCAAATCTCACCTCGGCGGGGTATTTTCATCGCGAAGACTTTTTGAGCGTAGGTTCGGTTGAGATTATCGAAGAAATAGTCGAGGTTCATTTGGTTTGGAAGTTCTCGCACAACCCCGTTGTAAACATAGAAGCGATCAGTTCCAACCCAAAAGAACATGCCATCATACTCAATGGGAGTTGAGCTTGACAAAATAGTTGTCTGGGCACTGACTGTATCGGCTTGAAAAATTGAAGCTCCCCCCACGAAAGATAATCTTACGAGAGAATTAAGTGACCAAAATAAACCGGTTGGAGAGTTGCCGGGTCCGCCGCGATAAGGAAGACCGCGCACCAGCTTACTGTCCGCAACACGCGCTCCGGCGGTCGTTCCACCACCGTCGGCCGAAGCCAGATTGGCGGGTTCGTTGGGGGCAGACCACGTGAGGTATCCATCATTGCCATAGTAGAACGCGTAGGGGTGAAGAATAACTAAACCGCCAGAAACTCCGGTCAGAGGAGTTACCCCATCCGTCGGGCTGAGTGCGGCGAAGTCAGACGAATCATTATCGAGGGCAAAATAAAGAGGAGCATTTGTCGTGTTGGCAATATCTTCGAGATTATACCCGGGATGACCCAGTACAACTGCGGCGCTGGAAGTAGCCGAGTAAAGCTGATCAAATTGCCAGAGAATTGTCGAAGCGGCAACGAAGCCGGAAGGAGAGCGATCGACTGGTGGGAACGGAGTGGTGCCTTGGAGACGCACATAATCAACGCCGCCCGTCCAGCCCATGTAAATACCTGGACCGGCATCTTTGTCTGAGGCGAATAACGTTTGCATCGGACCGTTTGTCAGAGCGGCAAGCTTCTGATATCCGCCCATTTTGCGCGGGCGACCGCGATCGAAGCGGACCCAACGGCCATCAGTACAGGTCAAGTCTCCTTCGATATAGGCGCCGTCTCGGCGTATACCTGGGGGTATTTTGAGCTGAACGGGTTGGGGTTCTTGGGCCATAACTAGGCGGTTGGTCCTTGAGCCATCCACCAAAAGCCAACATCCTCGGATGACCCAACAGTACTAATACGGGTAAATGTAGCTGCGGTAGCGCTCAATGTAGAGTTATTGACAGTCATATAAGAATATTCAAAAGCGGTAGCCCAAGCCATCCCCATAACCGTTGGAATGGCCGAAAAAGCAGTGGCGAAAGTAATAGTCGCAACGCCAGATGTGGTTGTCCCAGTTCCGCTCTGAAATAGTACGTTCGATGAGCCGCTGTTCACTGGGAATTTTGACGAGTAGACCGGAGCAGTTACGTCCGCTACTGGGTTATATTGAGCAATAGCCGTACCTCCGACCAACAGCACTCCGAACGCCCCTGTTCCAGCAGTCGCGTTGACGGCAAGTCCCGTCCCAGAAAACACCGCACTCGTGGCGTTCAAAACACCGAAAATACCTGTTCCAGAGATATTTGCTGAAGTTCCTACAAAGCTGGCCGCAGTCGAATTGCCGGACAGGACCGACGACGTTCCGCCATACACAGCAGAAGTAGTGGTACCCGAAACATTGGCCGAAGCTGCCGCCATGGCCCCAGAGAGAACCATCGACGTTCCAGTAGCCGCCCCGAAATTTACGAGCGGGGTGTTCACCGTTCCGAACGTCCCGAGTCCAGATACTACGGCTGAAGATGAGGTGAGACTATTGACCGTCAACGGCCCCACAAGAGCATAAGTCCCAGTCCCAGTCCCGCCTGTCGTGGGGAGGTATGGAAGAGATGGAAGAGCAACTCCGGTAGCCGACGAAATCAAACCTTTGGCGTCAACCACGAATTGGGGCCACTGGGCCGTGGAACCGTAAGTTCCGGCAGACACACCGGAGTTTTGAAGACCAACTGTTCCCGTAGTCGTGATCGTTCCGCCAGTAAGCGGGGACGAAATAACAACGCTAGTGACTGTTCCACTACCAGCCGTTGTCGTAAAAGCTATTGTGGCATTTGTTCCGTTGAGGGTAATGATTGCCCGCTGACCTTGGGTCACCTCTACCCCTGAGTCGGACCCGTTGACCCGGAAAGTCATCGTGAAGGCCCCGGTCGTGTTGTTGTAGACATACCAAACGCCGGTCAACGCCCCGTAGGTAACAGTTCGGTTCCCAGTTAAGAGACCTTGAAACTCTTGAATAGAGAAAGCCACCTGCGCAGCGCTCAGAGCTAGATCACCGGTTCCAGCTGCCGAGATTACCCCGGCAGTCACGCTCGCCGTCGAGGAGGATGACTGGCGCCCTATCGTCACCCATTCGCCTAGGGACGCATTGAGAATGACAAAACAAGACTGTCCTTGATTCAGGACAACCGTGGTTGCCCCATCAATAAGCTGCGATCCAGACGGATCTAGAGTCATGGTCCCAGACCCAGAGTTCCGGGCAATGAAGAAGAAATTATCTTGAAAGGCCGTGGTCAGATCTGCGAAGCTAACCGTCAAAGCTCCGCCGGTGTTGGTTACGGCCGAGGCCCGATCACCTTCGGTGATAGAGTAGGTCGGAGAACTGACGTCCTCGGATGGATATCCTGTATTCAAGAGCCCGTTGAAATAAACAAGACCGGCTCCAGCTTGGCTGGACAGGTCCGGAGAGACCGATCCAGCCCCCAGAACCATACTGCTCCAAGCGCCATTGGACGTCGTGTTGGTGCGAAGCCACACGTAGCGAGTCGTTCCTGCGGCCACTGTTGCCACGGAAGATGACCCGTCGTTCAGGCGAAGATCAAACGAATCGGCCCCCGAATTAACAACAACCGCCGCGGACCCGGGGCTTGCTTCATTGCCCGGCGGAAGGCGGAGCTGAAGTCCCGCGGTCGACGGCGTGACGTCAAGAATAGCGGTCAAAAGATCACTATCGTCGTTTCCTTCCGAAGGCCACGCAAGAGTGGTCGTCGCACTGAGCGCAAGGGCGCTATATGAGCGTGCAGAAGGAAGAACGACTTGCGAGCCGGTGAAGACATTTGTATAGCCGCTCATGCCCCTCTCCTCAATGCGCTTCCGTCACCGATCTTTCGCACATCTTCGACGGTCAAAGCTTGGATGGTCTTATCGTATTGCCCCTGCCACACAGGGATACGCTCGTCATTCTTCAAGAATGTCGTCGACTGCAGAAGGCACTGATAGAGTAATAGATTGGGAACGAACTCGGTCGCCCAATTCGTTTGTTGATCATCGCTCAAGAGTGGCGGGATGGCGTAAAAGGACCACTCAAACGGGTAAGCAGCATCCGGCGTCGGGGAAACAATGATGTTGCTCGCATTATATTCCGCGTAATATTTTGGTTGAGCTTGAATCGTCCGATCTGGCTCAAGCATCTGCAAATAAGTATAGTCTCGCTGGTTGAGCGGGGTGCGCTGGGTGAAGTCGTCGTCATCATCGAGGGCCGTGAAGTTGATCGAAATTGTTTCGCGCCAGCGATCGGGCTTCGCATAGGTATAAGTACCAGCAGCCATTGTCCCAGTGACAACTTCTTTAAAGCCTTGGATCTTAAGATCTTGAATAATTTGCTTTTCAGCAAGCATTACGAGTTGAGGAATTTGGTCGTAAAAAGTCGGATCCGTGGTTCCATCTTCACCCCGTTCGTAGTACTTGGTAAGATCCTCTACCAAGGAAGCATAGGTCATGATTGCAGGTCCAGTCATAGCCCTACGTAGTCCCCATTCTCGGTAATGATCGCGATACCCGGATCAGCCCCAAGCACGTCTGCTTCAGCCTCAAAACCAGTCAAGTCAAGATCCGGACGCGGAAAACGCAAAGCAATCTTTTCCGGTACACGAGCAGGCAAACGCCACGGGTCGTAGTTGTCTCGGCACCCTTGATCACAAACTCGGATGCCTGGAAAATTTGGGTCCGGGCCCAACTGACTCAGAAAACGCTTCATCTTGCAGCGATCGCATATCGCAATCGCTATGCCAGTCGAAAACCCCCCAACGAGATAGCGGGGCATTATCTGGTATACCGGCGAATACTCGGCTGAATCCGGAAGGGCGCATGATCCTCTTCCATGCCCATAGCTTTGTGAAGACCTGTTTGCGCGTCAGTCACAAGCAACTGGTATGAAACCGGATCAGTCAACCCATGTTGAACCCCCGACTTCGTCAGACGTAGAGCCAAATTATCTACCACGGCTTCAAGCCAGCGCAGCGGGAAATCAAGGGTGTTCGTGAGAGCCCCTACGTCCATCAATCGACGACGAGCATTGAAGATGATCGACATGAAATTCAAGTTGGGAACGGGCCAGAGATGAATAACTGGGGCATCGCGCTGGCGATCCCACCAGTAGGACAAGGGCCTTCCCATGAAGGCTTTATTCGGTTGATTCAGATAGTCGTCTCTGTTCAAATCCCCCATCGGAAGATCTGAATTATTGAACCCGAACAGTAATTGATAGCAATTAATAGTTCCAACAGTAGCTCGCACACGCCAGTAGCGACGCGCGGTTACGTCGGTTACATCGCGTAAGCACCACTCGCCAGACACCGCGTCGATAACCTCATTTGGGACTACCGTCACCCAAGTAGAATTGTCGTCGCTGGCCTCCCAGATGAGAGCCAAAGTGGATGATGTGGCCGCAGGGAGATACCCGACCATTGAGAGCGAGAAGTCTGTTCCGAAGTCATAGACGACATTCCCCAGAGTAGACGTCTGCAGGAAGATGTTCGTCAGTTCTCCGTCAAAGGCGTAGGCGATTGTTCCACCAGCACTCGAAGTTGCAAGAGTTGAATCATCGGCCCGGGAAACAACGCGCAGAGATGGGTCGCCCAGTTTGTCAACAATACGCGACGGGAGTTCATACCGATATCGTCCCCAATAAATCGGAAGAATGATCTTTTCGACCGTCCAGAGAGGCAACCCAGAACGTGTAACCGTCTGCATGAACAACCAAAGATCATCCTTGGCTGTCTGGGCTAGTTCAGCTGTTATTGCCGCAGAGGGAATACGCAGACGCAAGCATGCACGTCGAATGATATCATCGACATTGAAGGTTGTTTGATCATAGGTGCCTGAAACGGTCAACCCTCATTTATCCTTGTTGCCGCAAGATCGTGTACAAGAGAAGACGCCAACCCGAGCATCAGAACACGTGGGCCAGACCACCAATGAACATATTTTTGGCTAGGCCGGTGTATTGACATTACAAACGCATCTATCTCTCCCCGCTCTGCTTGCTCAAGGGCTTCGCGAAGAATTTCCACAATATCGGTTTTTCGAGTATCCCATGTTGGGATATCACCTCGAATAGAAACTATTTCGGCGCTCATCTTCAATCTACCAAATTCTTCATGCCGCCGCTATTGCGGCGAGTTTGCGCAGCTTTGCGCGCGGCCATAGAGCGAAGAGGAGAAACATAACCATCACGAGAACCAACCGATGGGGTGTGGACAATTCCGCCCAAAGCTTTGTTTGTTGGTTTCAATGCCTCGGCTTTAATCTCTTCGCGCAAAATTGTTTTGACAAGTCGCCGATCCTGCGGAGCATCATCATGTTTGACTTTGCCCCCGCGAACATAGCCCTTGACAACAGTTTTACCTGCACTGGCAGAAAAACCTCGATCTTCCGGGAAACGGAAATCGCGAACACGACTTGGGCCTTTGGCCATGGCCGAGTCTCCTAGACGATGGTTGATGTCTAATCTGCCGCGATATCTGGGGCTGACTCCGAATCCTGAGAAGTATTGTACACCAACTCGACCGGAGAATAAACCTTATCCAAGGCACGCCCCACAGCATCAAGAACAGCGTCGACTGAGATGGCCGCGGCGCAAACACTGGCGCCGTCAGAGTTTGACGGGCATTCGTCTCCGGAAAAATGAAGCTTGTGACAAGGAAAAAGTTCGCAGTTCTGCGGTTCAAGAGCCTCGGTATTGACCCAGTGCTTGGTTAGATTTTCCTGAGTCGAGTGACTAAGAAGTACCACCTTATGGTTGCGCTGATAGGCGATCGCCCAAAGAACCCCGGTTTCCGGGGCGACAACGACAGAACATTGCTGGGCCCGGGCGTAGGAGACCCGTAGATCCTCATCCAGGTCATGTTTTACCCGTTCCAAGGCAGATTTACCGGCGATATTAGAAACCTGCTCCAGCACCTTAGAAATCAGCTTCTTGTCGCGATCCCCGCCGCCCATCAAATGAATAGTGAGCTGCGGGTAACTCAGCAACAAGCGAGCGAGGGCAATTCCTTGATAGGGCCATATCTTATGGTCTGTAGAGCCTGCAAGAGCCCAGCCAAGATTAATTCCTGGGGGCATAATCACCAAGCTTTTCTCATGCTCCGTGGGAAAAAAACCGAGACATCCCGGCTCATGGCTCAATTCTGCAATTGAGGATGTAAGTTCTTCGTAGTTGATGTTTGCTACTGAATGGCGCGCAGCCTTAGGCCAGTGAAACCACCCATTCTTCGAGCCAGAAAGCAACATCCCCTCGACAGATTCGTTGAGATAAATCAAGCGCTTAAAGCGAGGAACAAAAGTCGTCGTCATCAGCCCGAAAGCTTCATCGCCATAGCGGTGACGCTCAAAAACGAGTAAACGATCTATGCTCGGATTGTTTTGCAAAACCTTCCCCGCATTTTCGCTTACTAGATAAGTGATGTGACGTTCAGGATCAGCTTTTTTCAAACGTCCGGCGGCATAAGAAGCGAGCAAACCATCGCCAAAACCACCCGTGCGAATGACCAAAACATCACGGGTTTGCTGCTCCAATGGTTCATAGACTTGCCCGTTGACTGGAATCTTCATCACCGCGGCAAACCAATGGGAGGGACGGTTCGGAATAGCCGGCACATCGTCCAAACAACGCCAGGCGGGGTGGCGTAAGATGTATTGACCAAAGCGTTGCCGAGAAAAAACGTTGGAATCGGCTGATACGGCCAATACCCCGTTCATTGAAAGACGCGACCATATTTGATCAAGTAGATTTTCTGAATTTTGTTGCCGCGACCAAGCCTCTCCCACATAGGCATGGTCGAGCTGGCCAACTTGAAAATCATCTAAGGTATGCGGGGCGTAGAACCCTACGCCCCGCAGCCAAGGCAGCGCCAGCGTGAAGCCGGCGTCAATATGCGCAACCAAGGGCCGCTCCTAAACCTGTGTTACCCCGTAGATAGAGGTAGCTGTGGCGTTGGGTCCAATTTGTGCTTCGCTCGCGAACATCTGGACAATAAGTTTGCGAGTGCCGTTAGCTGTTCCGGCAGTCCCCGGGGTCATCTTGCCCCGAACACTTCCGGTAGATCCAGTCGCGGGAGATGTCTGGTCCGCGGTCGTAACGGTTTCAACTGTGGCGCCGTTGAAATAGGCCGAGGTCAAATAACCCCGATCATTAAGCGCTAAGTTCAAGCCGAAGACGTCCGCGGTTTGTGCCGTGACTGGGTTAGCTGTTCCGCTGACTGAAATAGACTGGACAGCGCGCATGGTTTTGAGGAAGTTGCTCGTATTGCTTCCAGTACCGCCTGTAGCCCCCAAAGCTGTGGCGGTCAAAGCCCGACCGTAGTTATCATACCCAGTCGCCACGAAGGTGACCCCGGTAAGATCAGCCGTTGAGACAATGCTGAGAGCTCGTTCGCAATCGAGCAGATATATAGACGAACCGTTGGGGTGGGTCGTTCCAACCACGGACGAACCGTTGGCTGCCAGGGTGATATTCCCAGCTGCCGCGATGTTCGCTGTGGTAGCAAGCGCAGCAATAGCCGCCGGAACAAGTTCTTGCAAGTAGCCACGTCCGAGCCCACTCACGCCGAAAGCGTTCTTGGGCCCGTTTTGGTTTTCATCCCAAACGCGGCGTTGCAGAGGAACAGAGCCCAACGCGAGGTAGTCAGAAAACTGAGTCATGTCGATTCCTCGTGCTGTGAGGGTCGGGTTTGACTGTAGCCAAACCCGACGCCTCGATCAGAGCCCTGCGGTGCCCCAAACGGTACGCGGGTCGGTCCAGCCGGGGACGTATCGCTCGGTGGATTTGTAACGCATGGAGTCGGTTTCGAAATCACCCTCCATGGACTTGTCCAGCTTGCGGCGCATCATCAGCTTGAGACCGTCCGTAACGTTTCCGTTCTGAACCCACCAGGCCGTTGAGCTAGTCAGGCGGGTCATGACCTTCGCGCCGTCAGCAAGCATATCCTTGCTCTTGACCGGGTTGATGTCATTGTTCGCCGTGCCCGTGCGCAACACCGACTTGATCAGCACCTCAGCCTGGAATACGTTGGCCGGGGACACGATCAAGTGGTTAGGGTTCAGCCGGATCTTCTTGCCGTTGTTGTCGACGGCAGAATAGATCTGGACTAGCATCGCCTCGAGACTCGTTTGCGACAGGGCGGCCGCCGTCGACAGCTGATTCGAGAACGTGCCTGCGGCAATTGGGTGCGCAGTGCTCACCAAGGACACCCCGTCACCGCCCGTATACGACCCGTTGAAGGCTCGGTTCAGAATATTGGCTGTGAGAGTTTCCTTGGTCTCGATCATCGACTGCGCGAGATGCCGCGAGTAGGTTTGCCCAATAGCGATATGATCGCCATCTTCGGCAAGTACTCGGGTAATCGCGAAAGCCAGCCCGTAGACCTTATAGAGGTAGCGCTGAATGAACAGCGTTCCGCCACTCTGGTAGGTAACGGGCATGCCGTCGGGCAGCTCAGGAGCCGCGCCGAAGCCGTAGAGCACCGGTTCCTCGTGGTAATTGCGGGGAATGCCGGATTGCTCCTTGAAAATACCCTTCCACTCGTCGGCCCGCTGATCATAGATGCCATTGAAGGCTTCGTTCATGATCGGTTCAACGATAGCGCGGAAGTCAGTACTCCGCATCGGAATTGCCATTGCTCAGATCTCCTTACAACGCCACTTTGTTGGCGACGTACTGGTGCTCGGCGATCTGAACCTGAACGACGGTAAAGGCGTCGCCCCAAGCGTTGTCGATGGCCATGTCGAGACCGACGATGCGCAACTGCCCCTGATTACCCGAACCAGTGAGCGTTGCGTTGAGCTGCGCTCCACTGATACCGGTACTCGTGGAGCCCGCGGTAACCGTCGTGAAATTGCCTTGGTCGCCGATCGCTGTTTGTGCGACTGCTCCCGAGGCTTGGATCCTGTAGACAATAGCGGGGTCATCCCAGATATAGGCTGTCATAGTACCAGTATATGTCTGTCCAGAACCCCAGTAGGGGGAGACAACAGGACGTTGGGTGACTGGATCGGTGTATTCCACGCCGGCCAGAGCACCCTGGATATTATCCGTGGCATTGGCAGCGAGGTTCAGGTACCCGGTCGTAAGCCAGAAAACCGGGGACCCTTTGTAGATGTTCGTCCCGTAGCCGGAGCTAATGCCGTTTGGGTAGGCACGGGGGTGCACTTGCCCAGACGGATGATAGCTGGCATCGAGACCGAACGGCGCGGTGGTCGCAACCATCTAAGGTCTCCTCATGTGGCGTTGAAGTTCGGTGGGCGAGCATATTGCCGGATCTGCGCAGAACCCTGCTCGACGACGATCTTGCCCTTATGATAGGCAGCGCCGGCCTGTAGCTGGTCCATCGTATCCTGCAGCTTTTGTTCCTCCTCGAGGGGAGAATCATGGTGAACGGCCATCATATACGCTTGGTAGAGCCGTTCTGGAATCTTGAAAGCGACCATCTCATTGACGGAGATGAAACCAGCCATTTCGCCATCTTTGGAACGAATGTGTTCGAAACCGGGGATATCTTCCGGGGTAACGGGTTCGTACCCAACTTGACGGCGCTGCGCAAGATTGTCTCGTGGGTTTGTCGTTGTCAGCCAACAGACGTGATATCCGGGAATTGGTGGAAGATTCGGCAGAGAGGTGCGAAACAACGTATCTCTAAACATCTGCATGCGAATTTCATCACCCGGCTCTAAGCCACGCTCGCCGCCGCGTGCCTCGCGAGCCTCGGCGGCGCGATCTGCCCGGTCCAAATTATCGCGAGCACTCTTAATACGTTCGTCGACCATCAGCGTGCTCCTGCTTGTTGCGCGTCATATTCGCGATAGTGCTTAATCATGCGCGCACGCTGCTCCGGATCATCCCAATACCCAGCTTGCTTCATAGCCTCAATGCGCGGGGCCGCGAGTGGATCTGGCGCACCCCCTCGAGGCGTCGCTCCGCCCGGCCCACTAACCGGCGGACCACGACGCCCAGTGGAGGTCGCTTTATCTGTGGCAAATCGATGTGGCAAAGATTCCTTGACTTGTTCGCGGAGTTCTTCCCAGTAATCCGGAGTACGCGGATCATACCCCTGGGATGTAAGCCGGACATCGATCATACTGACAAGCTTTGAATCACGATCGCCGCCGTTAAGATCATACCACGGGTGATCTTTCATAAAAGTTGTTCCGTGGTCAATAACTTCGGGCGGAATGTCTGGTTGAACGTGCTGAGGTTGGGGACGCGGTGCGGGTTGCCGCTGCATTTCTTGCGCAGCGGCAGCGACTTGATTGCGTCGGGCCTCGATCGCACGAGCTTCCTCTAGTGCCTGGTCTCGGTCGGCCATAGCCTGTGTCGCAGCTGGACCATCGGAATTACTAATCGCTGCGGCGTAACGGCGTTCGGCCGCCTGGAAACGTCCACGAACTTGAGCAAATTGCGCATCAAGGCCTTCTGCCGCTGCGCCGATCGTGTGTGCGCGCCCCTGAGCCACGAGCCCTTCAGCGCGAGCAACGCGCGCCTCAAGTTCAGCAATACGTTGTTCAGAACGCTCGCGCGCTTGACGTTGGCGCTCGCGTCTTTGGCGATTTTGGCTTTGACTAAACCGAGGATCTTCGGAACCATCGTCTGCAACTCGAGTAGGCTCAATTCTTGGCTTGACGTCGACGGACGAGCTCCGATCCGATCCGCCACCGGAGGGGGGAGAACCTCCTTCAGCGGGCGTCTCAAAGAGCTTGACATCCTCGACCGTAACCGGGATGTCCCCGCCACCGACGTCAATCTGTTGGTCTGCAGAGCCACTCATGTCGGAGCCCTCCCAACCACATAGGCTTTGATCAAGCGTGGATCTACTCCGTGCTTCAATCGAGCCCGAATCTCATGATCTTTGAACAGCGCGAATAGGGCCTTTCCCTTCGCGTCGCGCCCAAGATCAACTTCCCAACGATCACCGCCATACAGCGGAATGCGCACATAATCCCCGACCTTGCACCAAGACCCCTCAGGCCAGGGCTCAAGAGTCGAGCGATTCATGAAAGCTACGGGGCCGACACCCACGACACAAGCGATTTGCTGATTCCAATACTCCGTATCTACCGAGTCGTCGGAAAGAAGAATACCCCCCTCGGTTTGATTGCGCGGGGATCTGATTTGAACAAGCACGTCGGAGCCAGTAGGCTCCATCAACGGATCAGCCTCCGGGAAAGGATCATAAACAACCCTCGGCGGAAAAATAATCCGCGAGATTCCAGTAATCACCTCAGCTTCACTCAAGTGCCTACTCCTCGTTGCCGCGGACGAGTTTCTCAAACAAAGTCAACGCGGCCTTGAGTCCCTGATAATGACCAGATAATCTGATCATCATCTCCGGGGGCAACGTCTTGCTCAGAGTCTCGTGCGCAAGTTTATCCATATCGCGCTTCAGGTCTCTCAAGAAGAGCTCTTCGATCATATTACCTCAAAGCATGAAGATAAGTAAATACGAAAGATTCGACAGTGGGTCAGTTTCGGCCGCCCCAGAAAAACTTCCTATCTTGAAGCGGAGCCGAGTCGTACCATACTGTCCCCAGGACAACCAAGCGTCTCCCCCCGCCCGCGCGATCCGATCCAACTTGAAAAGCTCCTGGTCGATATTGCGGCCGGTCAGGTTGAAAATGTGGCTGTATAAAGTGGCGCCAAGGGTCGTCTCGTCCACGCCTCTTCGAAGCGTAGAAATAGCAACGCCCAGGGCGCTAACCCTGGGTGTTGTCTCCATGAGGCCCGGAAGCTGAACTGGAAGCCTTGATCAGGGGCGCACAGCAGCCGATTTGTAATCGGTAGAGTGAAGGTTCGAATCCCTCCCGGGCCGTCACATACAAAATAGCTACCGATGCCCGGCAGGACTTTCGTAAGCCACTCTGTCGAAGAGAGTTTCTCAGAAATTTTATCCACTATAGCATATTTTCCTGCAACTAAGGAGCGCATCAAATTGATTTGAGCATGGTTATCGTTTTGGAAGAATGGGAAAACGATCAGCCCAAGAATCGAAAGTGACCCACTACCAAAGATTCTAACAAACCTTGCCACCCTTTTTCATGCCAGAAACCCTCTCACCCATGGCCATACGTTTGTGCTGATTGACCGCACCACCCGCGGCCATCCCGATAGGACCCGGGTGAACAGACGGAGGCGGAATGGCTTTGGAACCACGCGAGGTAGCCTTGCCCGGAGGAGTTGCTCCAGAAGCTGCGGCGTGAGTCGGGCGCATTGTTCGAGCGCGAGACGGCCCAGAAGTAGGTTTCATCATTCTTCAGTCTCCTTGTTTCGAGCCGCCTGATCACGGTTCCATTGGTTCATCCGAGCAATTTCGAGGCGGACTGCATTGTCACGGGCGTTAAGCTCATTAGTCTGAGTCAATTTCTCTTGTTCAAGAGCTATTTGACCTTGAGTCGTTTGTCCTTCAAGGGTCGCCTCTAGCTGAGTTTGTTGGCGCTCTGCTTCAGACTGTTGAGCCTGAAGAATGGATTCAAACGCCAGTTGACGATTAGACAAATCAGTCTTTGCGGCATCACGCGCAGCATTCTGGAAGAGCTGCGAATGTTCAAGGCTGGCTGCTTGACGAAGTTCATCTTCCTTGATTTTATTCTGGTGTACCTTGATTTGGGTGTCTGCCGCAAGTTGCTGCTGATTTGCTTGAGATTCAACTTGAACCGTCTGCAGTTTAACTTGAGCTTCTTGTTGTCTCCATTGATTCTCGGCCTGCAAACGAGCTTGACCAAGTTGCATTTCAAGTTGATTACGCTGCATCGCAACCGCAACTTGCGGACCACCCTGCATCTGCGCCATCATTTGCATCTGGGATTGTTGGAGCTGTTGAACAATTTGAGACGCCTGTTGTATGACAACGGGCACATTGCCCAGTTCTGATCTAGCTTTTTGCAAGACAATCGGTTGAGCTGTTGCAAGCATCTTATCAAAACGCCGCAAGAGATGCGGGCTCTTGGTATCGATCAAGCGCTCGGCCGGACGGCCGGCTGACTCCGTAACAATATCGTAAGTTTCTGAAACATACCACAAAGCTAAGTGCTCTAGAAGATGCTTCAACATAGGAGGCATCAGCGTTGGTTGAATCGCTTGATTTGACCCAAATATCGGATCTTGCATGAAGGCGAGATGCGTGCTCAAATGAGCAAGATGATCTTGGTCGGGAAAAGCAGCTACTGGGCGTGAGATAACCATCATCATGTTCTCGTTGACGGCATTTTGGAATTCAGCTTGCTGTGGCTTGTTAAGCAGGGCTTCGTAGTTTGGAACCTTGAGAGTCTTGAGGGTATATTCCTCAACTTTGCGGTAGTCGTAGATACCGGCGGTGAGCGGGTTGGCTGAAGCCAGTTGAGCGCGCTGCGCCACGGCTTGAACCTGGGCAAAACGCTGCTGCTCGCTAAAGATAGCCGGATCAGACACGGGGGCTACGTCGAGAGGGCCTTCATAATCAGCTCGACGAGCTAGCCGTTCGCCGGTCTCGAGCACTAGATCTTTTTCATCAAGATAAAGTTTGTTGAGACGATGAACAGTTTCAAGGAGCATTTCCATGGCGCGATGATTGCGTCCGTGGATAGCCTTAAATACCTTCATCCCCTGTTCGACACGCGAGAGCTGTGTGCCAACAGGAGTGTTCGCTCCGCTGTCAACAGCCGAGTCGTCCAGCGTGATACGAACCATTTGCTCTGCTTGTTCGCTCAAGAAACCAAGGAGCTGAAACAAGGCGGGAGAAGGTTGGTTGAAGGGGATAGCCATAGCCAATTTCCGAATGTCATCGACATCCGGCGCGCCCTCAATCTTATTCACCTCGGTAAGCTGGATATTGTGGTTCTGGCCGCTCACATTGGCCCCCTCCAGGGCCAACAATGTCGGGGTAGTATTTACCAGGGCCGAGTCCAAAAGGGCTCGCAAAGCCCCTGTGGCCGCCGTATCGAGGGAGGATAGGACCGCGTAGAGACTCAAATCGTAAGCATCGCGCCAAGCAAGGAACGGAAATTTGATGAGCCAGTTGATGCGGCGGAACTTGCCATCGTCTTCATCCCAATTGCGATAGATGCAACGCACATGACGAGTTGTGTGATCAATCTCCATCAAATACGGGCGAACGCCCTCGCCCGTAAGATCGTCAACGACGCTGAACCAGAGAGTGAGCTGAAGGTCATCTGGATTTGTGGAGGGTTCGCTACGGCCTGTCGTGCGGTTGATGGCCTGCTCGCTCTCAGTCTCTTCCGGCATAACTGTTGAGAGAAGATCCCCGGTGTCTAGATAATCCCCGTTGCGAATTTTTGCTTCAACATCGGCCCGAGTGTATGACATCTCAACACAGATACGCCGGGCTCCGTAAAACCAGGTCGTCTCGTATGGAACGAATACTTTCTCCGTCGGGATAAACTGGAAACAAGGCCTTTGCTCGAGACCGCTCCACCAAACCATCATGAATTGCGAGCCCCCAGCTGGAACCTGGGACTGCATTTTCTCGAACTCGTCGAAGAATTCAGGGGCCTGTTTTGTGAGTTGCCAGTTCATGTGGCGAGCTTTGCGCTCTGCCTTTTCGAGTTTGTCTCCAGTTACTTCGCCGACGATGTGCGTGCGCACAGGGCCGTCCGGTGGAAGCAGCTCAGTCGTGATCTGGCTAGAGTACTGAATGGCCGCTTTCAAGAATCCCGGGTGAGAGACAATAGATCCGCCTTCAAGCCCATCACCCTCGCTTGCTGAGCCACGCTCGTTGCCCTGCAAGCCCATAGCCTCGATGGCGTTACGCTGGCGTTTGTCGCGTTTGCTGCGTGTATCTTTATCGACTTCGTATAGATTGAAGTAACGCGTGCCGAGGGCTGTTAGCTCAGACGAGCTGAGTTTCTCGGCGAGGTTGTCGTAGAAACTGCCAAGTTCAGGAGAATCTTCGGCTTTAGACAATTCATCGCGGAGCTCTCGCTCCATCTCATCAATTTCCTCAGCCGAGGTTGCCGTATCCATCCCTTGATTTGGCTTGGCCGGGGTGTCGTCTTCTTCGTCAAGGGGGTCGATTTTGATTTGATCGCTCATTGATACGACCTCAACAAATCCCAGAGATTGCCCGAGATGTGGGGCTCAGCACGAATACCGCGGGGTTCGGGGTCTAGGCCGAAAAGAGTACCAAAATCTAGGCCGTCTCCCCTTTGTGTGGCCGAATCAAAAGTCTTCTGCCCAGGGCCATAATAGCCGTAATTTTTGGCCGGACCAAAGACACTCTCGTTGGAAGAATTATATGCTCTACGCAAGGCGCCTAGGCCTCCGGCGATACGACCTAGGGTCGCGGGGAACATGCTTGGGGAAGCAGCCCCGACCATGGTTGGTAATGCTTGCCCGAGATAGAAGTCTACATCAGAGCGTCTTACTTCAGGGCCGCCGGACCAAAGCTCGCGCCTTGGGTCGTATGAGTCACGCGCTCTTTGCTCGCGCTGTTGAAGCATTGCCAACAAACGCGCGTGATTACCCGGCTGACGAAGCACGGCTTCCCAGTTAAAATCGTCGACGTCCTGCGGATTGGGTTCAAACTCCATCGTCATACACTAAACATCTTGCGGGTTCACGTAAACTGCAAAACAAAATCTTCAAGAGTGACGGGCTTGTCTTCGGCTTGGACATGACCACCTTCGGCATAGAGAGGGACCCCGCGGCCTTCATTTTCATCGCGAAGACGTTTATAGATATCCCGCATGTTGGGGGAGATGCGCATGCCGGGGACGTCGGCACCGAGTTCTGCCGGCGATTGATGTCGGTCAGGAAATACAATTTCTCGACCAGACGGATCTCTATCTGTCCACCCGGCCCCCTCCAATCGAGTCGTCGTCAGCCCAGACTTCGGGTCCTCTCCATAGGCGCGTAGGAAACGCTTGGCCGCGTCTTCTACTGTTCCGTTGGGGCCATACATGTTGTGGTACATGAGGGAGTCGGGAGAAGTCCAATAGACGCCTTGGTCTATGGGCATTTCGCGTAACGTGGAATCGCGCAGAAAATCTTGTAATTGTTTGATTTGCGGACCCCGATAATTTTTTATGAAATCTTCGAACGTCATGCCACCAAAAAACCGGTCTCCGTGTTCATTCAGAGCATAAGGTGTATCTCCATGCCGAACAGCGGTTCCTGGATTTTTAGCGAAATCCACTATCCCGGGTTCCTTCCTCCGATACAATCTATCGTGCACCCAAGGCGGAGACCAGGTCACTAAGTCATCACCCCCCTCAAGAGCCTCACGGGCTACTTGGTTGAACGCTAAGCGGGGCCAGAGCTTTTCGAAGGGGCCGGGGGGACGGCCTATATCATAGTTAGGAATTGAAGCGCGCTCACGTACCAATGCTAATCGATAATTATAGTCTTCGAGGCTCATCCCCCTATGCAGAGGGCGGCGCGCCAGCTCTTGTTCTATTTCAGTCAAGCGAGCACGTTGACCGACCGGAACCGTGGGCATCGAATAAAAATCTGATTGCAATTCGTCAATGTGGGTGGAACGGAGACCAGGAGCACCTTGAACAATCCGGGGGAGGCCGGCTTGAAGCCCTGAAACAAGATCTCGATTGCTGTCTGGGTGGTTTATAACCTGACGCGCCAAACGATAAAGATCCTCGGCATCGCGCTCGGGGAGCGCCGCCATATTCCCCTCAAAAGTTGTCCATCCCGGGGCGCGTATCCTAGACAAACCTCCAGCTAATGCCGAAATATAGTCAAAAGGTTCGTCGCTTTCTCCAGTTATGTCGTCCAGAACGCCAGCCGTGCGTCCTATCCCGTTCCCTGTTCGCTGACTCAACCTTGCATGCACAGGAGAATCCGCAAAATGATATTGATAGTCTCCGCTATCTGTCAGACCATCTGCGCCTTCCATTCCGCGCACCCGGTAGTTTGCGCGAGGCCCAGGAAGAGTGAAACTCTCGTGGCCTTTGCCCCGGGACGACCATTCTAGAGCGTTGACCGCGGGCCTTCTCCCGGCGCTCTCAGGCGAGCTCAAATACTGAACCATCTCATCGCGAGACGGAAGAGAGTTCTCCTTCGACCACTCTCTCAAATCTCGCGTAAGCGTGTCTCCTTGAAGAAGTCTCCACTCCTCTGGGTGAACAGTCATATTCACCCCGCCAACGTTCACCCGACGCTGAGAACCAGTCGTCGGATCGAGCAGTTGAGTCATATCCTCGGCCGTCACCGGACGGCGCTTGGGGAGAACGGCTTTCGCTAGCTCGAGAAGAGGAGAAAGGGACTTGTCGTAAAGACCGGGCATGACTATGGTTCCCTCAGTTGTTCAACAAGAATATCCCGTGGATTATATCGCCGAAAGTAGTCTTCAACCAAGCCGCCCTCAGAATATCCTTCGGGCGTCTCAGCTCGCTGGAGTTGTTCCAGCACACCAGTCCCACCGGCCGCAGCCGGCACGGCAAACCCGCTGCGGCGAAGTTGTTCAAGAATTTTAGAGTGCATGTCTAGCATATTTTTTGTCGTCGGTTCATCGGGCCATGTTTGAATGTCAGACAGGCGCAACAAAGGAAGTAGTTCGTTTGACAAATGATTGGTATCAAGACGTAATTTGCCTCGGTCAACGAGGTCCAGCGTTCGCAAATCTCCCATTGCGCGAGCCATACGCGGGTCTAACGCGGATCTTTCCCGGGCATATTCAGAGTGAACGGGAAGTCCGAGATGCTCCATAATTGGGGAGGATACTCTGGAGTGTCCGATGGGAAAACGTATCGCGCTGGAATAAAGATTTTGCAAATCACGTCCGCGGTCGCTGCGCGGAAGATCTAGATTAGTTAGCATAGAGGCCAAAGTCATTCCCCCGCGCCGCGTTGGAGACCCGACAATACCCATCATGCTGTCTGGCTGATTTTGGCTCAAGACTCCAAGATCCCCAGCTCCGCCCAAAAAGCCAGAAAGTCCTGGACGACTCGGTAAAGCCCCTCCCTCAGGGTGGTTATGAAAAGAAACGACCGGCATACTACTTTGTGTATCTTCCCAAAAACTACTTTGGGGGCGCACAGAAAACTCGTCTCCAGAAATACTCTCTACTCGTGGGTCGTATGGATAACTTTCTTGGGGTAACCGGCGCAAAGGCCGGTAGGTGAAGTGCTCCACTTCGGGGGCGGTTTCTGCCACGTAGCGCGAAAAATCACTCGCCATTTGCCGAACAGCTTCCGGGTTCTCACGAACCACACGCTGCGGATTTGCTCGCGCAGCATCAGCGATCACTTGCATGGGATCGCGGACAAGATTCAGGAGACGAGAGAGTTGGCCGGCCATCGAGGTCTACCCTTCCAATAGCTGCAAGAATAGATGTAATAGAATCAGAACATCTACCATTACCCAATTCCTCTTGATACTCCGCGCAAAATACGCGTCAGATTGTCGTCTTGGGCATACGCATTCCAGAGACTTTCAACGGGGTCTACAAGGTCCTCTGGATCTGGGTAATAAGGAACACGGGTTTCGGTCGAAGAACCGCCGCTGTGACCGGCTTCTAGACCAGAGGACACGGGCAATTCGTCGCCAAAACGTCCAGTCTGGGCAAATTGCCTAAAACGTTGACGCACAACCGCGTCCGCGGCCGCTCCGCGACCGGTTGAAAATGTCCCATAGCGCGCCAATGCTTGCTCCCAGTTTCCATGTTTTGAGGCCAGACTTGCGAGATAGCGCGCGGCGCCAGGAATAGCTGACTCTGGGTCGAAGGGATCAACCCCGTATTGTTTGGCCGTTGCCGGCATAAACTGCGCCATTCCTTGAGCCCGACCAGACGAGGTGTTGATGCCCACAGCTCTCGGGTTAAAGCCACTCTCCTGCTTCAACAGCCAAGCAAGATAGGCCGGGGGGACACTGTGGGCTTGCGCAGCCTTGATCACGAGTGGGGCATACTGCTCAGGCACCCGAATACCCCCGAACGGGTCTGCGTTGCCATTTCGGACAACCGCGGGCGGATCGCCGTGGCGAAGGGATAGGTGCAGATCTGACGAGTCAGTCATGAGTGAGTGCACAAAGTAGGAAACTCAAACGGCCCCACATTCGGAATCAAATCATTGAGACAACCCCAAGTCAATGGGTGTCCCGCCTTAAGCACCGGACGACGCGCCAGAGTTGACTTATTTATATCTTTCTGGACGTCGGTATTTTTGGCGAACATTTTTTGATGCGAACTAGTTTTCGGATTAAACCACATTGTCATCCCATTACGGCGATGAAGATTAAGTACCTTGTAACGAACTTCGCTATTAGTTAGCTTCAAGCGGTGTGCTATATCCTCATAACTGAGATGTTCTTCGTTACGAAGTTTTATCACTTGATCGACCCGGTCTTGAGTCCACTTCGTTTGAAACAAAGAGCGGCGGCTAAATTTTGCGGGTTGAGTCATTTTGGTTAACCTCCAGCGTACTTGTTCCCCGGACGAATCACCTTGATCCGTTCAGTTTTGGTCTTCTCCTCCTCGGACACAACATCCGCCCAATCCACCTGCAGCAGGCGCCGATCACGCAATAGAGCAAGAGCCTGGGTAAACGCGTCCACGTAATCATCATGCTCTGTTGTTCCTTCTCCATGGAACACGCACACTTGATCTAGAAACGGCTGAACCCAATCACGTGGTCTACCACGATGAACCGCGGACTCAGGGAGGTATATTAAACCGTGGCGGACAAGATGTGAAACAGCATGTAGTCGGGCCAGTTTATCCGTGGTGGGCTGGTAAGTTTGAACGCGAAGATCATTTTTACGCATGACCTGTTGAAGGCTCTTGCCGGAACCCGCGTCTTCAATGAGAATAATGTCCGCCGGCCGAGGCTTTTCACCATATTCCATACGACCTTCTTCCCGAGCTCGTTCCAAAAGCTCGGTGAAATCCAACCAATCATGCCAACAATCGAGAAGAATGGCTTTTCGAGGCGCAGTCAAACTATCTTTCCAAACACCCAATACAACACAGGCCGTTGGATCAGGTTCCTTAGTGCGTTTATCCGTCGGAGAAGGAGACATCGCTCGCTTCGTGAAAGCAGTATCGAGGCTCATGATCACGTATTCAAAACGCGGCAGCTTTTGCTCTGCGGGCCAGAGCGGGAACCAACTACGCTGAAGAATACCAGATTCTTCCGGGTCAAGCAGCTCTCCATAAATCTCCTGGCGGCCAAGTCTGGTGCCCTCGTACTGAAGAACTTGCTGCTTAAAGTTATCGCTCAAATTGTCGATATTTTCGTAGGTAGAGCCACGAATAACTCGAACATCGCGCCTCATGATTAAATTACGCACGAGCGGGATAGGCTTCGGAGTAGTGGTCAATACAGCTCGGGCCCTACGGCCGAGACGTAGACCAAAGATGGACATATCGAACGCCCTTTGCGCGTTACCGGCAGGCTGATCCCAGGCGGCCACTTCGTCACCCCAGAGTCTATGACATTGGGGACCGCGCAAGCGCTCGGGATTCTCGGCGGAATATCCGAGGATTTTGCTGCCATTAGTCAGGATGATTGTTGCGGGAGACTTTGTCGAGTGCCGAATAAGTTCGGCCGGGATAATGGACAAGAGGCCTGACTCTCCCTCGAAACAAACCCTCTCAACGTCGTTATGCGTTGGAGCAACAACATGTGTTATTGTTTCCGGGTTATTCCAAGCCCAATTGAAGGTGTCTTCCGCGGCAAGGCGAGTTTTTCCAAAACCGCGACCGGCGAGCAGAAGCCAGATATTCCAAGTTAGATCGTCTTCGTCGATGATCTGAGACGGGCGAGATTCATCAAGCCAATTGAGTCTATGACGAAGAGCAACAAGTTCATTGAAGGGGAGAGTGGCAAGATCTGCCCTGTTGCGGAGTTCATCCAGCATGCAACTTATTTTTCCGGCGTCATCAGATCTACCAAATCATCGATTGCCTCCTCCGCGGTCATCTTACCTTCGGCTACACGTTTCTTGTTACGAATAGCTCGACGCTTCAAGCTCCCCAAACCAGTCTCATACCCAGCCTGCCGCAGAGCGCTGGCACAGACAGATTTTTGCTCTGCGCGTGTCAGAGGCTTGGTCATACCACGACCGGCAATCTCTGCGACTTCGCTGTGGGTATATTCAGGCATCAGGAAGTCAACTCCTTTATCGCCCACATGACGGGCTCTTCCATTCTTTTGGCAGATAGTTATTCACGAACTCTTTCTCCGGGATCACATAGAAAAACTTCCCCGCCGAGCAATTAGCTGTCCGATAGGACGGGTCAGCTTTCATTCGCCACATCCTCGCTTCCGCCCGCTTACCGAGATGGAACATGAACAGAGCCACGCCCCACCCGGAAACAGCGAACACTTCAAACCAGAGCGGCACGGGCTTAGCTCAGCGGCCCATTCGGCGCGCCCTTGACTGCGCAGCGCCGATCGCCCGTCGCATTCAGCTCCGGGTCAATATACTGTCCGGCACGGAGATGATTGCCGGGGATAAAGTTTGGTAGCACCCAAGCGGAGAAATCTCCTCGAAAGGCGTGGGCTATGGCACTTCCGGTGCAACCCATGGATTCCAGCGCCTTGGGAAAGCCGTAGGGCATAGGAGCGTATGTGTCCTGCGCGAGTGCCGGCGTGGCCAGCAGGAAGATGGTGGAAGCGAGAAGAAGATGTTTCATGCACGGTTTCCTTGATGGATCAGATACGCCGTTTGCCAAAGCCCAGCCAGAACCGAAGATAGATTGCCAACGCTATACAACCCACTCCGACTGCCCCGCTGACCACCATCAACACGATGAGAAGGGGCTCCGGGATCATGTGATGACTTCCTTCGCAGCTTCCGAGGCTAACCGCTGTAGCTCGTCTCCAGCCGCAGCGTGCGCGGCGTTCAGTCGCGTATATTCTTCCGGCGTCAAATCACGATTTTCGGCGAGAGCATCCTGCACTGTATCTATCGCGTCTCTGATTGCTGCCACAATGCCCGGTAGTTCCTTGAGTAGCGGGCCGACAGTCCCGAGGATTTGTACCAAAATCAGAACAAATGCGGGCATTTCACTTTACTCCATGACTGGCGGCAGTTTCCTTGAATGCGTCCACCGCATCGGCCAGCGCTGTAAGCGCTGCCTCCTGTGCAGGTTTAGCCGCGGTGTCTTGACCTTGCGCGAACCGTAATGCCTCGTTCGCCGCCTTGTCCGCCTGTCCCAGCGTGATCACCGTGCGAGCCTCGGAGCACTTGGGATGAACCGCCGGGTTACTCGGTCCGCAACGGGGCTGGCGGGCATACGCGGTTGCCAACCCCGCAGTGAGTGCATATTCAGCACCCGAGGCTACGACCCGTTGCCGATATGTCTCCGACACAGGATTGCATGCCGCAATGGCCAAAACAGAACAGAGAAGAAAGGCTTTCATTATTTACTCCGCGTTTTTTGCGTGGCCATAATTCCCCGCCACGAGACTGACAGCACGATGGATCATGGCATAAAACCCGAACGGCGTGTCAGGCGGCTTCATACACGGCGCCACAACCATCGTCACGATGTAACCACCCACTGGGATAGCAGCAACCCAATTATCTACTATTGTTTGGAGCATGTACATATTAATTTTTACCCCAGCAACCGGCTATTCCCCGGCAATGGGGGTGGTGGGGCGACCATAGTAGTGCATCCAATAATCGTCAGTAAGGATGTAGCCAAAGCCAAGGCTACGGCTCCCGCAGCAATCTTGCTGCTGGTAGTCCACGGTCGAGGGCGATGCGCGTTACTCATTTACTTTTCTCCTTCAAAAGAACTCCGGTCAACGTCAACGCGTCGAAGAGTTATCGTATTTCGACGTGTCTTTCATAGACCGGCTTAGACGTATCACGCTCCGATCCTCCGAACAATCCTCGCTACGATCACTGAAATTACTCGTGGGCCAAGATATGCCGCAACGATGGAGGCAGAGAATAGGGCAAACCCCTGCAACCCGCAATATTCCCCGACGCCCCGTCCGATCAGGCCCATGCCAACGGCGGTTGGCAACTCCCAGATTAGAGATGCAGTAAACGCCGCGCGCTGTTCCTGGGCCAGGGACATGAGCCTGCCGATCAAGCCGAGCCCGGACGCGATGCCCGCGCCGATCCAGTCGAAGTCACCGAGATTGGCCACAGGTCGTGCCCTTCGCCCAATACAACGCAGCGACGACGCCGACACGCCACCCGAGAAAGGCGAACAACACTCCCGCGATGGAGTGGACCGAGACCGATAGATGTGCGGCGGCAAGGAACGCGAAGATGGCGCTGATCGCACCGAGGCCGGCCGCACGCACGCGCCAGCCGGCCCCATGCCCGGTCCATGACATGAACAGCCCAACCAGGACCATCACGGCCGCGACCGCACACGTGGCCATGACAGCGGTTTCTGCATCCGCATCGTCGATCACACGCCAGAGCCAAAAGTCATGCGGGTAGCGCGCGCGAAGCCCGCCGATATGCCGGATGCTCTCACCGATCCACAGCACAACCCCGGCCAGCCCCATTTCCCATGTCACGGGGGCGGCCGTCACCCACGTGGGCAGGAAGTCCCCACGCGGGACGCTTACCGGACGCTTGCCCAGGCCTTGCATGATCTGTGGGATATGATCGCTCATTGAACGATCTGCGTGCGGAAGCTCGGTCCGCCGCTATCCTGTGTATTGAACCCAGATGGAATGGTGTTGGTGAACGCTGTTGCGCCGAAATTCACCGTGATGTCTGTATTCCCGGTAATATCGATAAGTCCTATCGCCCAACTCCACGTCCCGCCCATGGTGGATATATCCACGCCCCCTGTGCCGGTCGCTGGGTTTGATGAACCGATAACCACGCCGTTCCACAGCCCAGTGGTGTAATTGTAGTGCCAGAACAGCTTGGCGGTGGTATCGACACAGGCCATGTTGGTGGTGCCGGCAACATAGGCGCCGGCCGTATCTTGCGCTATATCGTTGAAATATGCCCGCCCGGTAATCGATATGTCCACGCCAACAGAATTTGTGGTCTCTCCGACATATTTTCCGTTGATAACCTCGGAAGCGTTCACGAGCCCGATTTGGAGACTTGGCTGAAACCCGCCAGAGTAGAACGAATTCAACGTGAACTCTATGCACTTTTTCCCTGATACTGTGGCTACGGTTCGGATGTTCCTCTTGTAATCTGTCGCCGTCGGGGCACACGGATTAGACGTAGTGCCACTGACATAGTAATTGGTGAACCCGGGATACCCATAGCACGATATTCCGTTGTTGTCATTCCCGACGAAGTTGGATAATGACGCAGTAGAATTCGCGACGCCTATGGTGAATTCACCAGACGCGCCGCTTACAGGGTTCAATGTGGAATAGCATATCTTGTCGCTTCCTGACAGCGCGGAGGATGTAGTGCCTCGAACGACTTTCCACGCGGTAGATGCCGATGTCGCCAGGAGGTCGCCTTCTGACAGCGTGATATTCGCGGCTTTGTCCGATGGGTTCCATGTCGTAGCACCCGCAATCGCATTCCACGAACTGTAACCAGAAGGGATACCCGGAGTGCTTGGAAATGATGTTGCGCCGAAATTGGCCTTCATATTTATTGCGTTGGTGTAGAGAGCAACCGCCGGGAAATAGCTTCCCGCAGCTAGGCCGCCAAGCGTCTGGCCTCCGACACCGCCGACTGGATTCTGGTTCCCGATTACATCGTCATTCCATTTACCAGTGCGGGCGTTCCATGTCCATATCTTGTCCGCGCCCATGTCCAGGCACAGCATATAGAACGACCCCCGCGAAGTAACGCGAAGATCGGAAACCACGTTGAAGCTGCCGTCCGAACCAACGTAATCCAATACTGTCGCTGCTCCCCACGCGCGCATCGGCGCGCAGACGACCAGGGCGGCAAGTGTAGCGCGGAGGATTAATATTCTGGCCACGGTATTGTAGCTCCCATCCGGAAGGGAATCAAGTCAGAGGCGACAAAAGTTAGGCTCGAGTTTTCCTCGGCAACTATATCGAACCCACCGGTATCGCAATCACCAGGATCATCATACGGGATATTGTTCCAGCCTAATCCGATAGATGACATATCTTTCAACATAAAACTGCCCTCAAGTTCTGACGCATGTGATGGCCCCAGTAACCCGAGTGATGGATGTAATGCTGTCCACATTGACGCGGATAATGCGCCCGGCCGTGATGCCCGGGGTCCAACCGGTAAGTGTAGTGTCTTCGGATTTCGTTGCGGAAGAAATCGTTGGCGGGGCAGAAGCAGTGATACTGTCTGCGTCAGTTGGTGGAAAATTAGCGTAGGAGTCTACCCACAAATCCACCACGATGGACCCGGACTGGTCTGCCAACAGGCGCACCGCAGTAATTGTGCAATTGTATGGGACTTGTAGATCACCTTTAATGCCGGTGGTAATTGCACTCCCGCCGCCGTCAATTACAAATTGTAACGACGTGGTAAGACTGTTGCTCGTCATACTGATGACGCGATTGTTCGTCCCGCCCATCTCCAGCCCGGTACCCGGGCGAACCGCACCGTTATTGCCAGTAGAGGCAATAGGCAACGTGTCTGGATCAACGAGCCCCGAAGTGCTCAGCGCGGGAAAAATACCCGACGAGATATAATTTGTTCCGTTGGAAGTAATAACAAGGCCACCACCCTGCTGTAGAACAATAGATGCTCGACCATCAATAGTGCTAGTCGTAGGAGTGATCGTCGCATTGCCCGCACCAACATTGACGAGCGTTGTTGACCAGCTAGCTCCAAAATTCCCGCTGCTCCCCGCCTGGGGTAAGGTAACTGCAATAGCAGAGCCATTGCTTAGACTGATCTTTTTGCAGTTATCACTATTGAGCACTGTATAAGTAGTGCCGGTCTGAGCATTGATACTCTGCTGCGGGCACGACTGCGCCTGAGCCCTAAGCGAGGCAAAACCTAGTAGTCCAAAAAAGATTAACCCGAGAAGCTTTGCCATGTCGACGTTCCTGTGCGATACATCGTGATATCCTGGCCAGGGAACAAGGAATAGGCCGCGCTGGTGCCGAGAGAATTGATAGACGATGTTCCGTCCGGATAGATGTTCTGTGTGTCCCCTAACCCGTTCTTAACCCGTCTCATCGTTCCAATAGGGTCTGATCCAACAGCCCGAAACACGACGCCATTATTGACCGTCCCAGAAACAATGAGATTGACCTGAGACGTCAATTCTGTCGCTCCGGCCTGACTCGTCCCGGCAGACGTTACGCTGGCACTGACGCTTGCTAAACTGTTCGTTCCGCCCGTAACAGTGATAACTCCCGTCGCGGTATCTAGGGTTGCATCGCCAGACATCGCCGGCATAGCCCCGAAAGCGCTTGAAGCGTTGATCTGCAGCTGCCCATTAGTGCCCGCTGCAAAGGCAGTGCCGGTCGGTATGCTCCACTGACCGGCCCCATTCAAAAATGTCGTACCAGCCGCGGACGTACCGCCGTTGAACCGAGCGGTTGATACCGTTCCACTCAGATTCGCGGCGTCAGTCCCGATAAAGAATGGGCCTGGTGTCGTGCCCCCGAATATGCCCGCATTGTTGTACTGCACTTGCCCATTAGTGCCCCCAATGAAGCCTGAACCAGTGACATTTAGACTTGTGCCGGAAATGGCCAATCCAGTGCCTGGCCCCGTGAAAGCATTCAGCCCAAAGATTCCGGTTCCACTGCTCGCGGCCTGAATCATCTCCGCAGCGGTAGACTGGCTCAGAACATTGTCAACGCCGACAAGAACAATGGTATCAGGGCCTAGATCTGCTGTTCCCGCAGTAGGCAAGTCTCTCCACGGTACAACAATGGGGACAACCACTAGATTATGATCCCGCGAACCAGGTCGTTGCTCCAGTCTTCACGAAAGTAATCGCCATGTTGGCTCCAAGAGTAAACGGAGCATCGGTTGCCAATGCTCCGCTTGAAGTCGTGATTGTCGATCCCGAAGGAGGGTAGATCTTCAAATCGTTCGCGCCGAAATTAGTAACCGATTGAGGACCACCACCGGAAAGAATAACACCAGTCCCTGACGCCACGGTTGTTACAATGTTGTAGTTGGAACTAATAACAGTGGCGTCGCCCTGAATCGTTCCCGCCGCAGTAATCCCACCAGTCTGCGTAATTCCTCCCGCAACGGAGTCGTCTACATATTCTTTCGTTGCAGCTTCCAAAGCGACAGCTGGGTCGTTCGCCAAAATCAAATCGCCGGTCATTGTTCCACCAGCAATTGGGAGGAAGGTACCAACGCCAGGAACACCTCCAACTGGAATAATAGCCGCCACAGAGCTTACTCCTGCCACCTATCGAAGTCCTTGCTGCGCCACGAGGAATGTCACCCCTGGCGCGGTTGTAGCGCCTGAATTGATCAGTAGTCTTACCCCATGCATTACAACGTTGGATGCATACACGGCATTGGTTGCGGTCAATGCCGACGTCTCAAGATCATAGGGTGTCGGTGGTGCAAAAGTATCCGTGGGCTGCCCTAGCCATTGACCGACTTCTCCCGGCGCCAAACAATCCAAGGTGCCCTGTGGCATTACATCGGCGGTCACCCCGGTCGGTATCACTACTCCCAAGGTCCACTGCGCCCCTACGCGGTCAGTATCCAAAGGAACCCAGCCAGTACCTCCTATCCCGTTGGTCCCAGCCGTCACAGCCCCGGTAAAGGCCGCAGAAACGGCGATACGGGTGACGGTGACAAAGTCCAGCGCGGTATAGCCTGTAGTAGCATTCGGACCGGTCATGGTCTCAGAAACCGTGTTACCGGTGATATCCGTTCCGTAAATGGTCAAAGTCTTGGCGGACTCGTTGCTCACAGTCGTAATTAGCACACGACGACCGACATTCTGACCAGCGGTCGCGAGGATAGCAACACCACCTGTGGCCAAAGCACCTGTGATAGTAAGATCCCCAGCTCCGGCTGGAGTTTGTGACGTAGAAATTCCATCCGCATCTGCCGTGGCCAATAACACAGTTATACGCATACCTCGGCTCATGCGGTGGGTTCCTTGGGCTCAGGCTTAGGACCTGTGAGTTTTAGCCGGGTAGCAGCGCTGATGATATCGTCAACAATTGCGTGACGAAGGGGCTCTTCGCCGCCTTGAATTGTCATGTCCACGGCTTTAAGCTTCGGATACATAAAGCCTGCAAGCTCGCGCGCGGCCGTAAGCCGAAGCTCGATATCTGGGTTAACCACGAGATAAGTCTCATAGCCCTGAGCATCGGCGGTAGTCAATGGCGCACCGAGCGCAATTTCCATCAGCGTGTGCAAAGGATCCCATTGAGAATCTGGGCCAAGTACACGGTCACGATGAGCCAGGAGCTTGGCTTTCGCGGTGAGATGCTGGATCACGCGATGCTGGACGGTGTTCATCGTAGGAGAATCATACACACTTTTCAGTATCTAGGAAACGGGAAATATGCTAGGCTACTTTGAGCTCAATGAGCCTCGGGCGCCGTTCAATGAACACAGCCCGTGTATCAGTTGTATCAAACTGATCAACCCTTTCCAAGTCCCACCATTTCATGCACATGTCCTACATGACATAGGCGTAACGATTATTTTTTAGCTGGCGGGTTATGGTTTATATTCTATTGATCTATTTGATACACTTGATACAAACCGTATAAAAATCAAGAGTTTAGACCCCAATTTCGTGTATCAAACTCCTGTATCAACCGTATCAAACTCCGAAATCCTTCCCTGTATCAAGTGTATCAATTGTATCAAAACGGGCTTGTTTGATACAACTGATACACGAATATTCGATATAAAAAATAATTCAATAGTCGTCTTTAGGCTGTTTACAGGCGTCAAAAACCATGATAGCCTGTATCAAACGCCTAGCCCTTTGATCAAACCCCAATTGACTTTGATACAGGACACCCCTCAAAATGACCCAAATCGCCCCCATTCTTCTGTCCCAACGCCAGCGGTCCTGGACCCACAATCGTCTGCTAATCGCGGACGGCGCGGGGCAACAAGGAGCACGTCTAAAACTACTCGCCGGGCTCGCGGGAGATGTGCTGAGTGCGGACAGATTGAAAGAACTTTCCGATATTCTCAGCCAAGAAATTCGAAGCGGGCTTCAAGGTTCTCGGGAGATTTAGCCCATGGCCCGGACCGTCGATCTAGGCGACGCGGGCGAAGTGGAGCGGGCTCTTCGCGCATCTTTTGACGCCGCGCTAGACGGACAATTGCCTCGTCTGCTCGAAATTTTGATGGACATCCCTCGCCGCGATGGTCCGGACTATATTGCGACACGCAGCGACGGCAGCTCTGTGCGCATCAATGCTTCTTATGGCCGCTGGACCCTATCCCGACCGCGCCTGGCAGATCGTGCGGGAACTGGCCTAGCGACCCTGGCTTTAGCTCTAGCTACCCTCCAGCCCGGACATGCCCGCGCGAAGCCCTTGGAGCTCTATCATCTCGTTAATCGCATGCTGGGTCTGGATCTTTCCGTAGACCAGCTTCTCAGCGATGCCCAATCCCGACGCCTCGTGCACGCTATTTTACCTGCCCCGGCGCATTACCTGCCGATTCCTACGCCCGAACAAATAAAAGCCGAAGCCGATCGCGGCAGCAAGGATCTTCTGGTCTCCCTATTCAACCAAGCGACGGCAATTTATCGCTATGAAAATACACGAGAAGAATTCTGTTATTACAAGCTTCGGCTCGAGGATAAAGTAAACGACGAGAAACGATTCATACGCGCGGCGTATACTGCGCATGACGGACTACGCGTTGAGGGCGCCCGACTGTCCCTTTTGCTGGGCAATCGTCTCCCTATCTACAATGTAGCGGAGTTGGCTCGACGCCCCGAGGCTACTGTCCTTTGGGTAGAGGGTGAAAAGACCCAAGCAGCAGCCGCAGCGCGTTTTCCGGACTACGTGGTTGTTTCTATCGATTCTCCGACGAAACCAGAGGACACCGACTGGTCGCCTCTCATTGATCGCGATATCCTATTGTTTCCCGACGCGGATGAACCCGGAGTAAGCTGTGTTCAGAGATGTCTTGCGGCAATCCGTCTCGCGGCGTCGGTTCGCACCACTAGGACCAAAAGAGATACCCCACCACTTCGTCTGATCATTCCCCTGCCAGAAGGCCTGAGTCTGGGTCATGACCTGGCTGACCCAGATCCACCAGGTATGGCTGGTTGGGCGGAACAAGCCATCAAAGACGCCTTTCTCCCTGATGCCGATACGGCGCGCTTGAACGAACAATTCATTTTTGTCAACGATCTTTCTGACGGTGAAGCCTATGTCTTAGTAAAAACTCCCTTCGATGCGACTGGGACGGGTCGTCCGGTTGCTCGGCTTTCTCAGCGGGAATTACACTCGCACTATGTCAACGACCTTCGCGTCATAGCTCGCGGCCGAAATTCGATAGAAGTACCGGCTTCTCAAATCTGGATCGAATCTCCGTATCGCGAAACGGTCAACGCCGTGATATGCGACCCGAGTCCGCATTATATTCCCCGGCCGGGAATTTACAATTACTGGCAGGGTTTCGCGACACAGCCAGAACAGGGCGAATTTCCTACTATTCAAACGCTGCTTAATGCCTTACATACGGACCAAGAGGTTATTCTCTACATAAAAAGATTTCTTGCCTCTATTTTCCAACGGCCGCATCGTGTTCCTCTTGCCTCTCTCGTAATTCGTGGCCGTCAAGGTGTTGGCAAATCTTTATTTGCTCAGATACTGGAGCTAATGGTTGGTTATCGCCATGCGCTTCGCTCAACAAACCCGGAGATTGAGGTTTTAGGCGATTTCAACGAACTTGTCGAGGGTCGCATTCTTCTTATTCTCGAGGAATTTTCGCCCAAGACCCAGAGCAAGGGAAATGGGCAAGGGAAGCTCAAAAATCTAATTACGTCAGACACCCTGTTGATCAATGGCAAAGGACTCCGCCATCGACAAGTTCGCAATTATTCTCATGTTATCATAACATCGAACGAGGAAACAACAGCCCCATCCGGCCCAGATAGCCGTCGTTTTGTTTATGTTACGATGGAGCCCAATCTTCCGGCAGCCAGACTACAGGCTTTCGCCGAAGAAACTGTCAATGCGCGCAATGCCCAGCATCCAGAACTTCGGGCGTTTTTGTATCACCTTCTCTACGAAATAGACTTGGTTGGCTGGAATTCCGCAGCTACCCCGGACACAACAGATCAGCGTTTGAACCGCGCTGCGGCAATAGATGAAGATTCCCTTCTCAGCTGGTGGGTGTCTACACTAGAGGCCCAGCACATGTTCGGTATCCCGTTTGCGGGCTGGACACGTCCGCGTGAACTATATCTAAAAAGTTACGAGCACTTCTGCACGAATAATCACATCACTCGCCGCGTTGGACCGCAAGCTTTTCATCAGCGTCTCAGTATTTATTTATACGGGCGTAATGGAGACAACATGAAACTGCCCAGACAACGCGCCGTTTCGTCTTCGGTGGGTTTGACTGAAGAGCAGTGTGGGATGTTGGGTATTTCGCGCGATCTTGTGAATGTCTATCGGGCACTTTCGCTTCCGCGTTTGCTTCAAATATTACAACATGAAACTGGGCACCAGATGTCCGCCCAATCGGATCCCGAGAGAGGGTTATCGCCCGGGGATCAATCTTCTCTGCTCGATCCCCCGGAAGAATATTTCTAGTCTACCCAAATTTTTGAAATAAAATTACCCTGTTTTCCTGTTTACAAGGAAGGCAAAACTTATTAAATTACCTTATCGGCGCAAGGAGCCGGCAGACACAGGAGACGAAAATGGCGATGTGGATGGTGAGCTACGACTGTGACGGCGTGAGATCGACAATCCTGATCCACGCGGCCGATGCCAAGAGCATGAAGCGGGCAGACCTGAATGCCAGCGTGCGGAACGCCGCGGACCGAGCCAAGGCCAGGCTGGTCAAGCGCGGCCTGAAAAACGTCAAAATCTACGACGCGCGTTGCGTCGGTTAACCCGTGGCGATGGTGCAACGAATAGGAGACTGACATGGATTACACTGGAAAATACGTGATCGTTCGATGCGATCGTGCAGGGGTGCATATTGGGACACTTGTCGAGCGAAATGGACGCGAGGTCACACTGACGGACGCACGTCGCATCTGGTCCTGGGAAGGGGCATTTACTCTCTCTGCGATTGCACAAAAGGGTATCAAAAAGGGGCGACTGTCCACGTCTGTCCCGTCTATCTTATTGTTGGACACTATCGAGATCATACCCACCACTGAAATTGCACGGGAAAATTTGTCCACCGTAAAGGATTACACACCGTGATTAAAAAAATCACCCAAGACGGGTCCGGAGAAGGATCCGGGTTCGGGTATGGGTCCGGAGAAGGATTCGGAGAAGGATTCGGGGACAGGTATGGATATGGGTTCGGATCCGGGGGCGGGTCCGAGTCTGGGTCCGGGGAAGGATCTGGATCCGGATCCGGGGACGGGTATGGAGACGGGTTCGGGGGCGGATCCGGGTGTGGGTATGGGTATGGGTCCGGGACCAAGTCCCGGACCGGGTATGGATGATACATCTGTCCCACCCACCCTATTGTTGAATACTATCGAAATCATACCCACCGTAAAGGATTACACACCATGACCAAAAAAATCACTCAATACGGATCCGGGGATAGGAATGAGTCCGGGTTCAGGGACGGGTTTGCGTCCGGAGACGGGTCCGAGTCCGGATTCGGGTTCGGATCTGGGTTCGGGTTCGGGTTCGGATCTGGGTCTGAATTCGGGTTCGGATCTGGGTCTGGGTCTGGATTTGGGTCTGGATTTGGGTCTGGGTCTGGATTCGGGGATGGGTCCGGATTCGGGGATGGGTCCGGGTTCAAAGATGGGTCCGGATTCGGGGATGGGTCCGAGGATAGATTCGGGGATGGGTCCGGGTTCAAAGATGGGTCCGGAACCGCGGACAGGACCGGACATGGGTGATACGTCTGTCCATGTCTGTCCCGCTCGTTCTGTTGTTAAATACTATCGAACTCATACTTGCCATAAAGGATCACACCGTATGACCAAAATAATCACTCAATACGGGTCCGGGTCCGGGTCCGGGTCCGGCTTCGGGTCCGGGTCCGGCTTCGGGTCCGGCTTCGGGTCCGGGTCCGGGTCCGGGTCCGGCTTCGGGTTCATGGACGGGTTCGGGTTCGTGGCCGGGTCCGGCTTCGGGTTCGTGGCCGGGTCCGGATAATACGCCTGACGATACGATAGCCGGTCCCACGGGCCGGCCTTCGCCTGGACAGGCCAGGGAAACAACAAGGGACCGACATGAAATTCAAATGTGAAATCGACATAGACAACGCGGCGTTCGATGGGTGGACCGGCGGGGAAGTTTGGCGCACCCTCTCCTATGACATACTCCAAGCACTGGAATCCGGTTTGCCCGAATTTTTGAAATAAAATTACCCTGTTTTCCTGTTTACAAGGAAGGCAAAACTTATTAAATTACCTTATCGGCACAAACAAGTGGGATAACTACCATGAACTTCTCAATCTTCAACACCGCGACTCTCTCCCGGGGATGCCACAAATCTGGCGAGGGCACGTGTGCCCTGGAGCTACTCAATTTGGCTGTGACAGGCCAGCACACAGACGCGCCTCCAGAGTGCCTCACGCTCATGCTGTCCTGTCTTCCCCCCCTTAATGACGGACCCTGGCGGAATGATGAGCATCGAACGACGGTGATCCTGCCATACCTCCTACGGCTGGCCCTGTGCCGGCGCAATCCGGAAATTGACCAGAAATTGACGTACGCCCTCGCGGACTACGCCATGAGGGCAATAGTGCCGAAAGCGCGTGCCGTCTGTGGGCCGATCCATTGCGCTGTATACGCCGCGATGGCGAAGGACGCGATGGCGAAGGACGCGATGGCGAAGGAGGCAGTGGCGGAGGCGGCGGAAACGGCGGCAAAGGCGGTGGCGGCGAGGGCGGTGGCGGCGAAGGTGAGAGCGGTAAAGGCAGCAGTGGCGCCGTGGGCGGCCGCGAAGATGAGGGCGGCGCGGGCATCGCGGGCAGAGGTAGATTCAATTGAGCGCCACACTCGTGCTATCTTGGAAATAATCTGCGTCGAGCACGGCGTATAGAAGATGGAAAGCCGGCTTCTAACCCCCCTCACCGACCTATGGGCGGCTAACTCCAGCACAGGTTCCAAAAGGAAAGCCAACATGGACCTTTCAATCCTCACCTCCCCTGGAGTGACACTCTCTCGGGGAGCCCACAAACCGGGCGAGGGCACGTGTGCCAGGGAGCTACTCCATCTAGCCGTTACAGGGCAGCATGCAGACGAGACCCCAGAGTGCCTCACGCTCGCGCTGTCCTGCCTCCCCCCGCTGAATGACGGACCCTGGCGGGACGACGTCCACAGGACGACGGTGATCCGGCCATACCTCCTACGGCTGGCCTTGTGCCCGCGCAATTCGGAGATTGACCGGAAATTGGCGTATGACCTAACGGATTACGCCGTGCGAGTAGTAGTGCCTGAGGCTCTGGACGAGGTCAAGTTGACTGATCACGCGGAGACGCTACGGGGCCTAGACCCGGTGGTAGATGTTGATACAGCGAAAGTGGCGGTGACTGCGACGTCGACGTCGACGTTGTACGCGGCCTCAGCGGCTGCAGCGGCGGCGCGGCTGGTAGAGACGGTGGAGACGGAGATAGTGGCGGCGGTGGGGATGGCGGGGATGGTGGCGAGGGCGGTGAGGGCGGCGGCTGAGACAACGGGGGCGACGGCGGTGAGGGCGACGAGGGCGGAGGAGGCGGCAATGGCTGAGGCGGTGAGGGTGGCGAGGGCGGAGGAGGCGACGGCGGTGAGGGCGGCGAGGATGGTGGCGACGGCGGCGGCGAGGATGGTGGCTGAGGCTGAGGCTGAGGCTGAGGCTGAGGCTGAGGCTGAGGCTGAGGCTGAGACTGAGACTGAGGCTGAGGCTGAGACTGAGGCTGAGGCTGAGGCGTTGGCGGCGAAGGCAGCGAAGGCCGCGAAGGCAGCGGCTGTGGCGAAGGTGGTAGCGGCGAAGGCGTTGGCAGCAGCGAAGGCAGCAGCGAAGGCAGCAGCGGCGGCAGCGGCGGCAGCGGCGAAGGCAGCGGCAGCGGCAGCGGCAGTGGCAGCAGTGGCAGTGGCAGCGAAAGCGGCGGCAGCGGCGATTGAGCGCCACACTCGCGCTATCTTGGAAATAATCTGCGTCGAGCACGGCGTATAGAAGATGGAAAGCCAACATGGACCTTTCAATCCTCACCTCCCCTGGAGTGATTCTCTCGCACGGGTTACACCGTCCGGGTCAGGGCACGTGTGCCCGGGAGTTACTCCATTTGGCTGTGACAGGCCGGCACGCAGACGAGACTCCAGAGTGCCTCACGCTCATGCTGTCCTGCCTTCCCCTTCTCAATGACGGACCCTGGCGGGATGACGCACATCGGACAACGGCAATCTTGCCGTATCTACTAAGATTGGCCCTGTGCCGGCGCGACCCGGAGATTGATCAGCGTCTAGCGTATGACCTAACGGATTACGCTGTGCGAGTGGTAGCGCCTGAGGCTTTGGACGAGGTTGAGTTGACTGATCACGTGGAGACGCTACGGGGCCTATATCCGATGGTAAATGCTGATACAGCAAAGGTGGCGGTGGCGGTGGCGATGGCGGCAAGGGCGAAGGCAGCGAGGGCCGCAGCGAAGGCAGCGAAGGCCGCGAAGGCAGCGAAGGCAGCGAGGGCAGCAGCGGCGAATGCGGCAGTGGCCGCGAAGGCGGCGGCGATTGAGCGCTATACCAAGGACCTTCTTGCAATCATCTGCACCGCCCATAGTGTATAAGATCACGCCAAATAAGCGAACATCCGTCGTTTTCGCCGAAAAGTTTCGTCACGTCAACCCAGGCATAAAGTAGCCTAGCAGCAAATCGAGATTATCATGATCAAACCCGGCCAGCACCCTGCGATGATGAAGGCCATGGTAGACGCAATGATCGGAGATTGGTTCTCCGTAGATCTAGTCCAGCACAAAAGCCAAAGAGAAATTATGACGGCCGCCCTCGCCGCAGCCCTTCGTGTTGCGGCAGAATGGGAAGTGCCACACAAGTTAGTCGGTATAGAGGCGGAACCAACTATGGTTGAGGCCGGGGCTAAACGACTGGCTGGCTTTGAAGATGACAGCATCTGGCCTGACTCATGGGAGCATTTTCAGGTCTCCGCGATGTATAATCAGGCTGATCGGTTGTGGCGTGCCATGTTCGATGCGGCAGGAAAAATACCATGAGTTCTCCCTGGATACTCGCAACAACATATTATGGGCCCATGATCATCAATCGTTTTGACCGAATGGTTGCGGCTAATGGCATTACTTACGGCGTGGGCGCTCAGCTTCTTGACTCCGGCGTTTATGACGTCGCGGACTTGGAGACCACTCTTAGAATTTTTGATTTGCTACGTCACTATCGCTCGCCCAACAATGAACGACATCTCGTGTTTCTTGACGGAGGCGCGAATATAGGTGCTTTTACGATACCCTGGGCAAAACACGTAAAAGATTGGGGACAAATCGTAGCAATTGAACCACAAGACCAAATTTTTTACGCGTTGTGCGGGAATGTGGTTCTGAATAATCTGGACAACGTGAAGTGCATCAATTCTCTACTCCATGTTGCCTACAATCATTCGGTGAAAATACCGCGCCTTGATTACACAAAATCGGCTAGCTTTGGCAGCTTGTCCATGCAGCGTCGATTCGACAACGACACGGGACAAGATATTTCGTGGGAAGAGACTCACTCGTCGACAAGCGTTCCGCTTGAAATTTGTGGCGAGCATCTGGATTTTGTAAAATTAGATCTGGAGGGAATGGAGATTCAAGTACTTTCTTCGGCTGCGGCGTATATAGAAAAAACGAAGCCAGTACTTTGTGTTGAGCATCTGAAAACAAGTGTTGAAGGACTTCAATCATTATTCGCGGCTTGGGACTATATCCCGTTTGTGACAGATAAAGACATTTGGGCTGTTCATCAAGATGATCCGGTACTTGCCCATTTGGAGACGCGAACTAATCAGGAGAACGTGAAATGAGACTCATTGCGTTCTTTGGGTTGGTGCGGTGGTTTGGCCTATATGCCTATCACTACGGGGGCCGTGTCGAGTCGGCCATGCCGGACCATACTCGCCCGTGGCTGGAGCATTGCTCTGATCCATTAGACATTCTGTTAAACATAGTCGACGGCAGGAGTGCTTCTGGCGCAGCTTGTGATTCGAGAGGTCTTCCACTGATGCTCGCTGATCGTCCTTATTTGACCCGTTTCCCGCAAGGGGAAGCCTCGCCGGCAGGCGGCGCAAGATCGTCGGCCGGCGCGTCGTCAACTGTTGCGGAGGAACGGCGATGAACCTTGAAGCCCGCATCGTCTTTGTGAACGGGCAAATCGCGCGGTTCAATGCTGAAATAGCGATGATGTGCGCGGCGAATTCCGAGCGACAACACCGGGGCGAGGTGCTGGCTTATCCTGAAAGCGCCTTCAAGAAATGCATCGACCGCTATGAGTGCGTGGTCGGGCACAACGCGGTGGTTAGCTATCTGGTGCATGAGCTATGAGCACGATCAAGGCAGCGGACGATTACGCGGCCATCGCGGCGCGGATGCGGGAGATCGCAGACGGACGCGAGGAAGTGGCCGAGTGCCACGAATGCGATGGTCGTGGTTGGGTGACGTACGCAAACCCAGTGGCAAACCAGCCCAACTTTGTGCAATGCCCACGGTGCGAAAACCCGAAAGGATTGCTGTGCCCGTCATAACCATCACCAGTTTCCCGCAAGGGGAAATTTCGCAGGCGGACTGGTAGGGAATACTTGTGGATATCGAAGTTTTCTGTTTACAAACTTAAAAAGATGTGCTACAAGATATCTCGTTGATTGACACCAAGGAGAACCCGAGAGATGGTCAAAATTGACAAGGGCGTGCCCATTCCGGTCTGGCGCCGAGGCCACGGTTTTCCTTCGCAATATCCAATTTTAGATATGAAAGTAGGGGATTCTATTTTTGTCCCGGGGAAGAGAACGGGAACTCTGCGCGGGGCCGCGCAAGCGCAGACTAAACGGATGTCCCCGAAATGGACTTTTACGACACGAAAGGTGACCGAAAACGGTATCGAGGGCAGGCGTCTTTGGCGAACATCGTAATGAAGATTGCTCGGCCCACGTTCATCACTTGTGCCCATGAGACGACGAGGGACGTTACCGAGCAGGGCAGCGCATCGCTGAACGGCGTGTCGCTGACCGATAGGAAGAGACTGGCCGAAGGGAGAGTCTGGTCATGAGCGAAACCACTCAGCTTTATGAGATCAAATCCTGGGCAACGGGCGCCGTGCTGTTCAGCGGCGAATATCAGTCGTTCCGAGCGTGCGTCGCCAACTTTTTCGACGGCTGCGGATTACCGCAGCAACTCAACCGACCGGGGCGGTGCGCCGTCGGACCCCGGAATTTTGCGAAGGGCAGTCATGATATGAGGGTCCGGAGGAATGACCCAGTGACAAAAACTGAGGCGCCCCTGCTGGCCTGGCTGATCATAGTGGCCGCCTTGACGGCAGGAGCGCTTCTGGTGCGGCTTATGATTCGAGAGGTCTTTCTGTGATGCTCCCCGCGCCATCGGAGAACGTGAAATGAGACTCGTTTTGTTACTGGGGTTGATGTGGTGGTTTGGCCTGTATGCCCATCACTACGGGTTCCGTGCCGAGTCGGCCATGCCGGACTTTACCCATCCGTGGTTAGAGCATTGCTCTGGTCCATTGCACATTCTGTTAAACACGGGGGAGCCGGGGCGCTCCTTGCTAAAATGTCAAAGCCACAGGCCTGGAAGCGAGTTTCACTACATCCTGGAGCCGATAGGAGAACCGCTTTGACCATTCGCCAAATCGTCGTCCTCCAGCTAGTCACGCTCATCACCATGCCCACGCCCACGCCCGGGAGCCCGATGAGGGACATCACCGAGCAAGGCGGCGCGTCGTTGAACTCCGGAATTCTTCCCAGTTTCCCGCAAGGGGAAGCCTCGCCGGCAGGCTCCGCCGGTAACGTCTCGTCTCCTATCTCCTACCTGCACCCCGGCCGCCTGCCGGGGCAACTCCCGCCGCCGGCCTGGACGTAACAAACCCTCGGCCGGCGGTGGGGATTTTTGGGGAATGTAGCGGCTGAGTGGCAACTTAAACGCGAGACACAGTTAATCGAACAGGCGATGTGAAATGAACGACAAAAGCATCAAAAAAGCATACGATCTAGCGAAGCTATTCATCGACAAAGTGGGCGAGGAAAAGCTCTCCAGAGTGGAATACGAGAGCGCCGGCCACACCTTCACTACCATCAGCGCCAAAGCTTCTGGAGCTCTGCGTCGCGCCAGCATGGATTTAACCCGAGCACTCGCGGAGATGCGCAAGCCATGAAAATTCTCGTTACAGGCTTCACAGACTTTCTACGCGCGCAGGCTCCAATATTTTTATCCCAGGGTCAAACTTTTTAATTTACATTTAGGGGAAACTGGGATATAAAAATTTTATTGACAAGAGCAGGAGAACGGCGGTGTCCCAGATTAAATATACGACGGAGACCGACCTCCAGAGTGGTTTTCTTCGCATTAGGGCTGCGAGAGATATCCCCGCGATAAATGTTAAAAAGGGGGATTACGGCGGATTAATCGAAAAAGAAGCCAATTTATCGCACGAAGATAATGCCTGGGTCTACGGCAACGCCCGGGTCTGCGACAACGCCCGGGTCTGCGACAACGCCCGGGTCTACGGCAACGCCCGGGTCTACGACAACGTCTGGGTCTTCGGAAACGCCTGGGTCTACGGCGACGCCTGGGTCTGCGACAACGCCCGGGCTTTCGGAGACGCCCGGGTCTACGGCAACACCCGGGTTTACGGCAACGCCCGGGTCTACGGCAACGCCCGGGTCTGCGACAACGCCTGGGTCTTCGGAGACGCCCGGGTCTACGGCGACGCCTGGGTCTCCGGCGACGCCCGGGTCATAGATGTTGTAATCACAGCAGTTCGCTCTGACGGCCACACCTTCACTCTGTTCCAGTGTTCGGACAATATTTGGAGATTGACGGCCGGATGCTGGTATTTCACGTTGGATGAAGCAGAAAAACATTGGACAGCGACTCGCGGGGGCACCCGTCGGGGTGAAGAAAGTCTCGCCATTGTCCGCCTGTTTAGAATTACTGCTAATGCAGGAACGAAACAATGACCTCAGTCCTATACCTCCAAACCCGCGAGCATGGGAAATGGGTGCTCGTTGCAAATTCCCCCGTATCTGATGACGTGTCCGAAGTTACGGAGACACTGCGACAAAAGTCTAATATGCTAGACCGCAACTGGGGCCGCCGCCGTCCGTGGCGTATTGTCTCTTTGGCCCCCTCGCCGATAGAGTATATCGTTCACTGGCGTAGTGATGTGGCCATCATGTGGGAAGAGGCTGAAGCCAAGCTTGAGAAAAAGAGATTAGACTGGCGGCCCAAGGCTATCGACGCCTGGGAAATGAAGATTTGTCAGAATGCTATCTATTTCACCTTGTGTTCACCAGATGGACGCCTGGTTGCGGTACCACGAGTCGACTCCTATGCTGAAGCCTTGCGCCTGCGAGAAGACTCGAATAAGCCTGGAGGGCTTATTTATGCCGTAGCGCCCAACGGACGCTCGGCTCTTGTGACTGACTGGATCGGAGAACAACTACTGAGATCTACAACCTGAGAACTGGAGAACGACGATGCCCGTGATGATCAAAGTCAACAGAGATATGAAGCTTACGGCTGGGGAGTACCTCCTAGTTGGACCTGGGTCTTCTCTTCGAGTGGTCTCGCTAGAAGCTTTGCCCCAAGATCTGAACACGCGTCCAGAAGAGACGGGCCCTGTTTCGTCGCAGCCTTCGAATAACATTATTGTTGACAGCTGGAAAGATACTTGCACCCCCGCTGTTAGCCCAACAACACAAGATAACCAGGCGAAAGATAATCCAGCCTCTTTGAGCGGAGAAACACGAGAATCAAGGCCCCGTGCCACAAGGGTCTTGTGGCACACGCTGGAAGAAGACGCGGCGCTAGATAGCCTTATCTGCGACTCTATTTTATCAGGAGACTTTCGACCAATCCTGATTGCCCATAAGCTTGGCATCAACGTGGATCGAGTTCCTGGCGGGGATTATTCATGGCTGACAGTGCGACTTCGCGACGGTTTTCACAATCACCCACTTGTGGAAAGGCGAAATGTCGGAAAAGGGGCCCTTCGCGCGCTGTGGCATTATTTTCCGCGTAGAGACACAACGATGTCGGAGTCGTCAAAATGACGGCGTATGCGTACGACTATGAACCACTGGAGATAAAGCTATGACTGATGATATCACCAAACTTTTGGCTGAGGGCTCTAACGACGCCCTCGCACAAATATCGCGCTCCAATACTCTCGGGCGCGTGGCCGAGCTTGCTCGCCAATTGAAAGTTCAGCTTGATGGGTTGGCTGAGCTTGAGGGTCAAGTCTCTGTGCACAAGAATGTCATCAATCGACTCAAGACCGTTGAGCTACCAGAAGCTATGGCGGCCATGGGGGCCAAGTCCTTCACGACCGAAGAAGGCTTTACGTTGGAAGTGCGAGAGGTGGTTCAAGCATCGTTGCCAAAGGACTCTCGTCGGGAGCTTGCCCTTGAATGGCTTGAGGAGCATGATTTGGGCGACGTAATCAAGCATGCCGTGAATGTAACAATCAACAAGGGTGACGCAGATACGCAAGCCAAGGTCCTCGAAGTTTTAGGCGCAGTAAAAGCTCCGGGAATGACCGTGGGCGTGAAGGATGACGTTCACCCACAAACACTCAATGCAACAATTCGCAGTTTGCTCGAGAAAGGGGCAGCGGTTCCGCTCGACCTGTTCAACGTGTTTACCGGCAAGACTATCACCATCAAAAGTTCAACCTAAAGGAGACTTTGCGCGATGAGTAAATCCATTCGATTGGGCGGCAACGACAACGTGACCGTGGTGCTAGAGAATGACTCTTGGAACGATCGCTGGAAAGAGCAAACCAAACTTTCCCAAATGCCGGATCAGCGAATGCTCCTCCTGACGGCTTTATTGGAGAAGCATGCGATGGTGGCCGCGGCCCCGGACGGGGAAGATTCCTCCGGTCGTCAACGATTGCGCCTGTCCACTCCGGCAGAGCTCGTCGCCCGCTGCGCTGAACTCGTGGAACTCAGCTATTCCACGGCTCGCGAGAAAGGTTGGCTCGTAGAAATTATTCGACCCAGTGAAACAGATGAAGAGAAGGATAATTGAGCCATGAACCTTGTATCAGTTAAAAATCATCTGAAGTGAAGCTAAAAGGCCTCCAGGTCCGCTTCAGGGTAGAGGACACGGGCATCACTGGAGATGACGAAATCCCCTTCTAATAGGAAACAGAGATCATGACTAAATCCCCTACAGCTACTAATACAGCACTGGTTGAAAAAACCAACACAGCTTTGGTCGCCCCTTCTGACGAAGACGTTTCGCTATTCGCCACTCTATCTGGTGAAGGCAACGAAAACATCACTTCTGCCGATGTGGCCATTCCACGACTGCTCCTGCTCCAATCAATGTCACCCCAGGTCAAGCGCACTGAAGCAGCCTACGTTGAAGGGGCTCAGGAGGGGATGTTCATTAACACTCTCACCAACGAGCTGTTAGGAGAGAGTGCGACTATCATCGATTGTCACTATTTGGCCGTCGAGGCCGAGTGGATTCCCCGCGCGAAGGGTGGGGGTTTTCGCGGGGCCCACGCGGTGGGATCCCCAATTACAATTTCTGCAAAAGAAGACCCGGAACGTCGTGGCCGAATGGTGCTACCTAACGGGAATGATCTAGTGCGCACTGCTCAGCACTTCGTGCTGGTTCAATCGCCCGTCACTGGGTCCTGGACTCAGTGTCTTTTGGCTCTTACTGGAACGCAATTGAAACATGGACGACGGTTGAACGCGTTACTCTCCAACATCATTCTTCGGGACAGCGCGGGTAATGTGCTCAAAGGAACTGGCGGTAACGCCCTGACAGCTCCGCGCTTTGCCGTGGTCATTAAACTTAGCACACGCACCGAGCGAAATGATCAAGGATCTTGGTTTGTTATCTCGCCTGAAGTGGCGCGCTGGGTGACGCGAGATGAACTTATAGAGGCCAAAATCTTCCGCGATAGCATCGCCCGAGGCGAGGTAAAAGTCGATCTGGGAGCCGATGTCGGGGAAAACGCAGTCGGGTCCACCATTGATGGCACGGCGGAGCGTCCGGTTGACAGCGACGAAATACCGTTCTAACTACTTCGGGGCTGACATCCAACACCGGTCCCGAACGTCGCCGGTGCGAGCGCCTACCTCCCTAACCGAGGGTCCCCGGAGAAAGGACATAACCCTCGGCCTGGGCAAACCTGGTCAGCATAATAGTAAAACAGGAAAGGTAGGCGGGACGTTCAACTATTTGTGGCAGGATCAAAGTTTTCTGTTTACAAACTTAAAAAGTTGTGCTATAAGGTATCTCATTGATTGACACCAAGGAGAACCTGAGAATGGATGAGAACCTCGAGACCCGGATGAAGACCCCGCTTTCAAAACTTCGGCCCGACGCCCGCGCGGCAACCCCGAGCGGACCATGGTGCGGACCAACGGTGGTTGCCCGCTTGACAGGGGAAAGCTACGCCAACATCGAGAAAGGCTACAACCAGATCAACCCGAAGTACACGATCGGAAAAATCACAACAACGTGGGCGGCAGACACCTTCGCCCTTCTTCATCGTTACCACGTTACGTCCGTGGTTTTGGATCCGTGGGAGGTCCTTTGCCGAAACCCAAACCCCCGGGCGACGAGACGGACAGTACCGACCTTAACCCGAATTCTCAATAATCTTGAGCCCGGCTGGTTTATCGTGACAGTCCCTGGTCACATAATGCTCGTAGAACGCCGCCCCGGAAAAGTCTACGATACCAAGAAGCCCTGCTGCTTCTATTATGACAACGTAAGCGATGCGGGTGTTGTTGGATCCAGACGCGGCGCTCGTTGGGGCTCAGCTAGAGTCATTAATCTCCATCGCGTAGAAATATGACGTTTGGTCAAATTTTTTAATTTACATCCTTGAAAAAACCTGCTATACAGTTTTTACCGGATCGGGATCACCCCGGGATGGGGAAAACAGGAGAACCTCTAATGTCTCACGAACTCACCGAAACCGACCAAATGGCCTACGTCGGTGCCACCCCGTGGCATGGCCTAGGTGTCAATCTTCCCGAAGGATCAGATCTTGAGACAATGGCCCAGGCCGCCGGTCTCAACTGGCGGGTCGACAAGCGCAAGCTGCGGGTCGTCGACGGTCGCATCATCAACGACCACTTCGGCCTGGTCCGCTCCGACAGCGGCGAAACCCTCGACGTCGTGGGCAAGCAGTATGTCCCAACGCAGCCGCGTGAAGCTCTGGAGTTCTTCGAGAAGTTCTCCGTCGCGGGCGAGATGAGCATGGAAACGGCCGGTAGCCTCTGCGGCGGCCGTTGGGTGTGGGGACTGGCAAAGATCAACGGCTCTCGGTTCGTCACTCCCGGAGACGAGATACGCAACTACGTGCTGCTGGTTTCGCCGAACGTCCACGGCAAGTCCCTCGTGATCAAGCAGACTTCCATTCGCGTGGTGTGCTGGAACACGATGACTGCGGCAATTAACCACGGCGAAGCGTCTTTCCGTATGCGTCATACCAAGGAGTTCGATGCCAACGTCCGCGAGGAAGCTGCCCTGATCGTGGCCAACGCCACAGGGCTGTTCAACCGATTTGTTGACGGGGCGGCTCGCATGGCCGAGGTCACCATGCCCCGAGACGCATCGATGGACTACCTGAAGAAAGTATTCCGTCTGGACGACGATTCGCTCAAGGTGGTTGCTGACGATGAAAAGAAGGCCCGTCGGTCGCCCATGCTGACTCGCTTCGAAACGGCCCTGGCCACAGCGCCGGGCGCGCAAATCGACGGTGCAAAGGATACCCTATGGGGTGCATTCAACGCGGTGACTTATCTGTGTGATCACACCCTGGGTCGCGACGTTGACACTCGGCTGCGGGAGTCGTGGCTTGGCTATCGCGAGAACGTGAAGCAGCGGGCGCTGAAGCTGGCTGAGGAGCTGGTGTAACTGCGAAAAAATAAACGGGAAAGGTGACTTTCCCGTTTACCTCGACTGGAGAACATATTAAGATGTTAATTCGACAGCAGCGTTGCCTGGTAGTGTCGCAGGGACACTTTCAGCTTACGACTTTTGAGGAGGGCTTGCGAATAGCTGACCCACAAAGCAGTTTGTTGCCAGAAAACCACTTCCTCGACTACGGCCCCGGATGTAAGCGTTCTCTAAACGCGATGCTCAAAATAGCCGGACTAAATATTGAGCTTACCGGTTCACGTGCTCAAAGACAAGAGATTTGGAGCGTATTTTGCGCTCATGTTCAGGAGATACAAACGACAATGCCAAAAAACAAAAAGCTGAATGACGCTGAAAAAACCCTCCCAGAAACTCCGGAAATTCATCGTCGGAAAAATACCCGCACCCCGCTTGAGTGCACCATTCATCTGACCGAGATTAAACCACGCCGCAAGAGAGGTGCAGCCCTAAAGCGTTTCAATCTTTACGCCGAGGGCATGACGGTTCAAGCCTACGTTGATGCAGGAGGAATTCCATGGGATGTCTGGTATGACTCGCTCTATGGCTACGTGACTTTGCGCAATCCAGACGGATCGCCATTCGAGCGGCCGAGTCACGTGGCCGCTTAGGAGAGAACTGATGAGAGACGAATTCTCCTTCACCGCGCTCGTAGCTCAGTTCGCGGACAAATTTGATTTGGCTTACGACGGTCCTCCACGCCAACTAGACGAAGATTTGTTCGCGTTTCGCCGAAGATTTCTGCTCGAGGAACTTGATGAATATCTAACGGCACATCTCACTGGGAACATGGAAGGCATGCTGGATGGCCTGGTAGATCTGATCTATGTGGCCGTAGGTACTGCCCTCCTACACGGATTTGACCTCGACGAGGCCTTTCGACGGGTCCATGCGGCCAACATGCGTAAAGCTAGGGCTGAAAGCGTAAATCAATCGTCGCGCGGGCATCGTCTAGATGTAGTCAAGCCGCCCGGCTGGACGCCTCCGTGGTTGAAAGATTTGGTGATGATAGAACTCTGCGAGTCGACGGGATGTACCCACGGACGACGAGGGCCAAACACCCATGCCTGTATTCGTATCAACTGCCCAGCAAGAGCCCGGCGATGAACCCCTTCCTGCGTCTGGCATTGTTCTCCTTGGCCATGTGGGTTGTGATCCTAGGGGCCATCTGGGCTTTTACCGGCCGAAGTAGCTTTGGAAGTATTGCCCAAGAGTGGATCCGGCTCGTGTTCAAAATCAGGGGGTTTTTAGGCGCATGACCCGAGGCATCATCATTCTCGAGGGCCCCGATGGCGCAGGCAAGACAACCCTAGCTAGACAGGTCATGGAGCGATACGAGAAGGAGACCGGGGTAACCCCTTGCTATATGCACGGAAGACCCCGCCGAAATGTCTGGCCTTGGTACGTGGCTTCTCTGCGACGCGCGGCTAGAGAAAGCTTACGCAGGCTGGTAGTTGTTGACCGGCATTGGGTAAGCGAGTGTATTTACGGGACCGTCCTGCGTAACGGCCCAGCCTTCGGCGCGAATGCTCGAGCCCTTCACCGCCACTGGCTACATCTAGGGGCGTTTTATGTTCTTTGCGCTCCTGACGCCGAGTTTATTGTTGGAGAGCATGTCGGCCTTATGCGCGGTCGTGAAGAGCTGGTGAAAAAACTTGATCACGTGCGGGATATCGCTACGCGATACGTGGATTTGGTTAAGGGCTCAGTTGTTCGTGACCCGCAGGGTGATTATGTTGAGCAACTTTCCAACCAAGGTGGGGTCAAGGGGCACGCCAATTGGTATCATTACGATCGAGAGCGCGAGCGTGAAATGTCGCCGCGGCTGCCGAAAACCCTGCTGGAGTTGGCTCGGGTAAGATTTGAGCGCACTCGGGAAAATACTCTCCCTTGGGGCCAAGTGACAGGGTCGCCCACGGCTACCGTGGCGCTCGTTGGAGATGCCTCAAAGTCTGGCGGCATATCCCCACCTTTTTTATCTTCGGGCCCGAGTCCGAGTTACTTGAATGAAACGCTTCACAGCCGAGTAATTCCAGAAGGACTTATATCCCTGGTCAATGCCAATGACTTTGTGACAGACGAGTATCTGTTTAATACCCTTAAACCTTTCAAACGGGTCGTAGCCTTGGGGGGAAAGGCTGCAGATCGTCTAATAGTTGTAGGGCGACGCCCAGATGTGGCGGTTCGGCACCCCAAATTTGCCCGACGTTTTCAACAATATGGAGACTACTCCCATGAACTCGAAGCCGCAATCTTCGGCCGAAGCCACCCAAGTATGGCGCACATTGCTAGCCAAGGTGCTGGATGAGGGTAAAATCGTATCCCCTCGCGGGCAAAAAACGTTCGAGCTGTCTTCACCGTACACGTCTCGAATAGATGCATGCCGCGCAATTGTGCTTGAGCCTCAGCGTAAAGTAGGTTATCGGTTGCTTTGTGCCGAAGCGGCGTATATTTTGGAGGGCTCTAATCGCGTGGCAATTTTAGCGCCGTATGGTAAGCACATTGCACGTTATTCAGATGACGGCGTGACTTTTTTCGGGGCATACGGGCCTAAACTCCACGATCAATGGGATTATTGTATAAACAAATTGAAGCAGGATCAGGATACCCGACAAGCGGTCATTAATATTTGGCGTGAAAATCCGCCAAAAACGCGTAACGTTCCATGCACCCTTTCTTGGCAATTTTTGCTACGGAACAATGAATTAAATCTAAACGTAACTATGCGATCATCTGACAGTTGGATGGGTTGGGTGTATGACGTTTTCGCCCAAGCCATGGTTATCGCCGCAACATGTCTTCAGCTGCGGCACTTATATCCCGGCATACAACCCGGCTCCGTATATCTCACAGCTGGAAGCCAACATTTATATGAAAGCAACTGGGCGCAGGCCCGTGAAATTATTCAAGCCCCCGATATCGAATTAACAAATAAAAGTTATACGTTGGATATAGATGAATTCGATGATGTAGATCACCTGGTCAGGCATTTATGGACAATTGCTCGACGAGATACAACGGTATCGTTGCTCACGGCCAATTATCTTTCTGTCTTAAAAGAGCGTCTAAACCCCACTGTCCCGAAACTGGAGGCTTAAACCATGACAAAAAACAAACTAGCTGCCGTGCAAGATTTGTTAGCCAAAACCAAAGCTGCTACAATAACGGAGGAGGAGCGTCAATTCCTTGATAACCTGGAAGCAAAAGTTTTGAAGTGGGGCACTAAAATGCACATGACCCCGAAGCAATATGCACGTCTTGAAGAATATGCGGGAGAGCTTTAATGGCCCTTACCGACGAGCAATTCAGCGAGGTCTCTGAATTGTTGACAGATGCCCTCAACCACAGAAACCTGAGCGAATGGGAAAAAGGTTTTGTTGCCGACTTCAATGAGCGACTCCACGCCAATGGCGAGCGCATGCTAATCAGCGCTCGCCAATGGGATGTTCTGGAAAGACTCAAAGGGAAGGTTTATGGGACATGAGCCGATCAGGATACAGTGACGATTGCTCTGAATGGGACCTTATTCGTTGGCGTGGGGCAGTCAAGAGTGCTATGCACGGAAAACGCGGACAAAGGGCCTTGAAAGAACTCTTATCTGCGTTGGATGCGCTCGAAACCAAGGAACTCATTGAGGGAGAATTAAGTGAAAACGGCGCTGTGTGCGCGCTCGGGGCTCTTGCCCTGTACAAAAATATACCGATTGACGGCCTAGATTCCTATGACCGAGATGCGGTCGCCAGGGCGTTTAACATTGCTCCAGCTTTGGCCGCAGAAATTATGTTTTTGAACGACGGGGGTCTTGCTTATCAAACAACTCCTGAGCGCCGTTTCAATCTCATGCGCGTGTGGGTAGAGCAGCATATTAAGAGCGAGGAGTCTTCGGCATAATGCGCCCGACTCGAGATGAAACAATGATGGAGCTGGCGCGAGTGATCGCCCGGCGCTCTACGTGCCAACGAAGACAGGTTGGGGCAGTTGCCACTGATGTTCATGGGAGAGTACTTTCTATAGCCTACAACGGCGTCCCTATGGGACATCGGCATTGTGGATCTCATTTTGGAGATAAGCCCTGCCCCGGGGCGTATGAACGAAGTGGCTCCGGGCTTGATTTATGCGAAGCGATTCATGCGGAACAAAACATTTTACTATTTTGCAATGATATCATGCGCCTGAACACAATCTATGTGACCGTTTCCCCGTGCGTCCACTGTGTTAAAATGTTGCTCAACACCGCGGCCAAGCGGGTCGTATATCTCGAGGAGTATTCTCACGATGCCGCAGCAAGTCGTCTCTGGACGTCGAACGGGTCTAGGACGTGGGAGCGTCTCGGACCCGCGGCAAACGCCATTGTTCATGCCAATATCGGACTGGTCTCCGCCCCGGGTGGCGGACCTGCCGGACTTCTCTAGGTTCTCAATTCTTGGCCTAGATACAGAAACCCACGATCCGGAGCTCAAGGAAAAAGGGCCCGGTTGGGCGACTCGCAATGGCCGCATCGTCGGAATTTGTTTGGCAGCTGAAGATCAAAAATGGTATCTGCCTATCTCGCATCCAGAGGATAATATAGATGATCCCGCTAGGTTACTCGAAAAATTGCGATTCGAGCTTAAACAATTTCAAGGGACTCTTGTCGGACACAATCTTCTATACGACCTTGGGTGGTTGACCACTCTCCAGATACACGCGCCTCGAGCTTCTTTCTATGATACGGGCTTCGCTGCGGCGCTGTTAGATGAAGATCGGCTTTCATACTCCTTGGCAGCGCTTGCTCGCGATGCGGGACTTGCGCCGAAAGATGAAACTCTTCTCAAAGAAGCAGCCTCGGCGGCGGGTGTTGATCCGAAGTCCGGACTTCACCTATTACCGGCGCGTTTTGTTGCTGACTACGGGTCACATGACGCATGGCTTCCCCTTGAAATTAGGAAAGCACAATTTCCGCAGATATCTGAATGGAAACTAGGTCCTTGGTTGGAGAAAGAACATGCCCTCATTCCCGCCTTGCTTGATATGCGTGCTCGTGGCGTCCGGGTTGACCTCGACGGGGCCGAGCGGCTTCAACGTTCTTTCGCAGCTAAGCGTGACGAACGACTCAAATTGCTACAAGCTGAAGGTGGACGCTCAGTTGACATCTGGTCTCCCGGAGACCTCGCGTCTCTTTTTCAGGAATTGGACGTCTTGGCTCCACGCACTCGATTGGGTCGCCCGTCAATAACTGCCTCATGGTTGGAGTCTCTTCAACATCCGGTAGGACGTTGGGTAGTCGAGGCACGGCGTTATGACAAGGCCCAACGCGACTTTTGCGGGTCTATGATCTTGGGGCATCAAGTCAATGGACGCATCCATACGCAGTTCCATCCGTTGCGCTCCGATGACGGGGGAACGATTACCGGCCGATTTTCATCGAATGGGCCTAATCTGCAACAAGTACCTGCGCGAGACCCAGAAATTGGGCCGGCTATTCGCAGTCTATTCCTGCCTGAAGACGGGGAGTCCTGGTATTCCGTAGACTACGCGGCCCAGGAGCCACGCTTGACAGTTCACTTCGCAAACCTGATGAACTACCCCGGCGCAGCGGAGATGGTTCAGCGGTTCAGGGAAAACCCTAATACAGACTTGCACCAAGAGACGGCAGATTTGATGGGTATCAAGCGCAAGCCCGCCAAAACAATTAATCTCGGCATTGCCTATGGGATGCGGGCATTGAAGCTTTGCCGAGAATTGGGATTACCCACCGAGTTCATCGAAATAACCGATCGAGCAACGGGACAACTCATAACAATTGAAGTGGCCGGGAGTGAGGGAAAAACTTTGATGGCCTCTCACCACGAAAAAGTTCCATTCATCTCGAAATTATTTGACAGTGCTCAAGCGAAGGCCGAAGAGCGCGGGTGGGTGCGCACTCTGGGCGGTCGTTTGTCCCGATTCAATCTTTGGGAACCAACGGGAAAAGTTCGTCGGGCCTTCACACCACCTCTGCGCTATGATGACGCAGTTCAACGCTATGGAAGCGTTCAACGGGCATACACCTATAAGGCGATGAACAAACTGATTCAAGGCTCTGCAGCGGATATGATCAAGCTAGCAATGCTGGACCTCCATCGCGAGGGGATTGTCCCTTTGCTTACGATCCACGATGAGTTGGGTTTCAGCTTCGCGAGTGAAGTTGAAGCGAAACAGGCGGGAGAAATCATGTGCGCGGCGGTCAAGCTGGCAGTGCCCATAATGGTCGACATTGAGAGTGGCCCCACTTGGGGGGCCGCGAAACCATTGGTGAACGACGATGCCTGAAATAGACGCCTATAAAACTCTCCATCGAACAGTTAAGCGTGGTCGTTGGATCCGGCTAGAGAATCCTATTACTCCGGGTCTTCCAGATTGTTTGGTGGTTATCAAAGATCCAAGCGATGAAGATAATACACGCTATACGTGGCTTGAAGCCAAAGAGCTTAAATTCCTTCGACGCGATAAAGTGTTCCGAATCAACAACTTACGTCCGGAACAATTGTCTGAAATGACCCGCCTCCGACTCAACGGCGCGCGGGTATTTATACTGCTTCATCGGCCGCGTTGTCGGTGGATAATTCCATCGTCAATTGATAATCTTTTAGCTTTACAGCTGGGCGTGGATGAAGAATGGTTGGCGGCTAAAAATGTTCCGTGGCAAACAGCCTTGCTTCCGGAAGCCCAGGGAGAATTTTGGTGACCTACGTTCCCCGCCAAGATCTCCCTATGTTCGCCCATCAACGCGAAACATGGGAAAGTACTCGGCATCTTAAGGCCTGGGGTTTATTGTTTGAACAGCGCTGCGGGAAATCCCGTGTGTTGCTGGACACGGCTGGGTGGCTGTATGATCAGGGATTTATCAAAGGGCTGCTGATTATTGCCCCCAAAGAAGTATGTCGAACCTGGGAGCAAGAGCAACTACCTAAGTTTTTAACACTCAATTCAGAAGTGCTACGCTGGCGTGGACTCGGAACACGCGATCGTCGAAGACGCGTTGAGGATATTTGCTCCCCAGGAACACGCCTCAAAGTGTTCATCATCAATGTCGAGGCCTTCTCTGGCGCTGGTGGAGGCGCCATTGTTAAGATCTGCCGACACTTTATGAAGTCCCATCAAACATTATTGACAGTTGATGAGTCGTCTACCATCAAAGAACGCACAAGCAAGAGGACCGAGCGAGTTTTGGCTTTAGCCAGTTTAGCGCCGTTTAGGCGCATCCTTACTGGGACGCCAGTGACTCAAACTCCGTTGGATTGTTTTACCCAGATTGGTTTTCTAGACACCAAGGTATTCGGCACGAATTGGTTTGCCTTCCGAGCCCGCTACGCTGTTATAGAAGATGTCTACACGCAAATACGGGGCGAAAGGAAGACGGTCAAAGTTGTTAAGGGGTATAGAAATCTCGAGGAATTGACGGAGAAACTTGTATCTATAAGCACCAGGGTGCTGCGCAAGGACTGTTTCGATCTGCCCCCGAAGCTTTTCCAAAAAATAGACGTGGAGATACCCGACGATTTGCGACGCATCTACGACATGATGGCTAAGCGTGAGGTTCTGGCCTTGGAGGCTGAAGGAATTGTGACACCAGCGCTAGCTCTTGCCCGTTCTATGTCTCTTAGACAACTTACCAGCGAATTCCTACTACAAAAAGACGAGGTTAGCGGGGACACAAACAAGCTTGAGTTTGGGCGTTCTCGTCTAGATGCTCTGATTCATGCGGTCAAAGAGTGCTCGGGCAAAGTTGTTGTCTGGACAGTTTTTCAGCATAGCCAAGGGAGAATTATTGATACTTTGATGGACTCCGGTGTACCAGTGGTTTCTCTTGTGGGCGGTGACTCTGACGCGCAACGGGAAGAAGCACTTCGTTTATTTAGGTCCGATGAAGTCAATGTCATCGTGGTGAACCAGCGCATTGGGCAGTTCGGCCTAGACCTATCCGCCGCTGACTGGTCTATCTGTTATGAGCATGACTGGAGCGTTGAAAGGCGGGTTCAGCTCGAGGATCGTACTCAGCACCCAAGTCGTACGAAATCGGTCGGATATTTAGATCTAGTAATGCCCGGGACCATTGACGATGTGATACTCACCGCTGTGAAAAATGGACGAAACTTAGCTGACGTTGTGGCCGGTTTTGGCTGGAAAACAATCTTCAAGGAAATTGACAATGATCAACTATGACCAGATTCCGGCTATCTACCGTCACAGAATGAAGGGATATTTGACTCGAGGAATATCTCCGGGCCCGTTTTTGACAGCAGTTCTTGGGGGAGAACTCTTCGAGGCAACCCGTCAAGCAAGTAGCTTCGATTCGCACTGCCTAGGAAGTCTCGTCAAGTGGCTTATGACCGAGCCAGAGATACCCGCGGCATCATTTGGATCCCCAGATGTTGTGGGCGCTTGGATCAGAGCAGCGGACCAACCCCAGCAAGCGCGTGTCGTATCGCCGCGAGCTGACGAAGTTGGGCCAACCCCGCAGACGGCTGATGTGTCAGAAGTTGCTCCAACAGCGACTCAATTTCCTCGCGGGAATTAACTGGTCCGCCCCGACGATAGAATTTCACGTGACCGCCATGAGAGCCGCCCATATCGCCGACACCGGCGTAATCTCCAGAATTTCCACCGACGCCTCCGCCGCCGCTACCGGCATCATTTCCGCCTGCATCGCTTCCGCCCGCACCACCGTCGCCACCTCCAACTTCTGGCCCGCCCCCCTTTTCTCCGCTCTTATCCCCGCCCGGATCTGTCGATCCAGCATAGGACCCATAATATGATTGAGTATCATTCGGGTCGATATCGGGTAGGCTAATCGTATCGTCGGGATTTAGAGTCACGTCGATCGTTCCAGGTACCGAGATAGCTGCTGCCGCTATATCGGCCAAATTATCCGCGGCTCGATCTTGACTTTGCGACGCATTTGGACCAGCAGGAGTATCAGACATACCGACGGGGGCAGTACCGGTCATTCCGGCCGCTGGAGTACCACCCGCCGGGTCAGTTCCGTCATAAGGAGATCCGGAGATATCGGGACTACCAGAAGGGTCAGATGGACCCGTCTGCCCAGGTGCGCCTCCCCCAAAACTAGACGCCCCAGATGGACTGCTCCCGCCGGGGCTAGCTGAAGCTGGGTCAGTTCCGCCCATACTTTCACCCGGGCTAGCTGAAGCGGGGTCAGTTCTACCCATACTTCCAGCAAGAGCTGAAGATATTGACCCAGTATCCTGCGGAGAATGCGGGTCTAGCAACCCAACATCCCCGCGCCTGTTTGGCCCGATAAGACCCTGATGCTGTAGCATATTGAGCAATGTTCCCAGCGCGCCTACGGGTGCGGCGAAGCCGCCCATCCCAAGAAGTCCGGGGATACCCGCGGCCAGAGAAGCCGCGACTTTACCTGCACTCGGCTGTTTACCTGAAGCCAAGCTAGAAATCAAACCAGCAAGGCCAGGAGGCCCCTGCAATCCAGCAAGACCCAATTTTGATTGCATCCGGCCTAGCATGTCTTGGTTTTTTGGGGATACTCCGGGGGGAAGTGGACGTTCTCCAATAGCTCCCATATAACTCCCATCATAAGCATTTTGCCCCGGAGGAGACGTGGGTGCGGATGCATTGCCACCATCTGGATATAAGAAATTGTAGAAAGAGTTGAAAGTCCCGGGTTGGTCGGGACTTGTTATTGGCTGTGTTTGTAGCTGCGTTTGTAGCTGTGCGGGAGTTCCTTGCTGACCAGGTACTCCAGAACCAAGTGCCCGGGGATTAAAAGCAGCAAGTCGCATCTGATTCATGTAGTCTTGCGGGGTGATATACGGTAGAGGCATGATTATTGGGCCCCTTCAAGTTGAAGTTGTTCTTCGGGAGGCACGAGCTGGTTCTGGGTTGCAAAGCCACGGGCAGGCCCGACAATTGCGTCTCCAACAGGTACCGCGGTTCCAGGTCGTTGACCGGCGCGGAGCTGACGGATTTCGTTGAGGATGCGTTGGTTGTCTACTGGGTTTGGGTTGAAAAGAATGCGTTGGAGTTCCGCAGCCGTTTTTCGATCCATCGTGGGGCTGCTGATATGCCGGCTTAGGGTTGACAGCATTGAACGGATAAGAGGCCCCGGGTGTCCCTGCAAAGCAGATCCCATGGCGGGTCCCCAATGGCTCAATGCTTCAGCGCCTATTACTGAGTTTTCAGCTTGGAGTTGAGCGGTGCGTGATCCGCCCATAATCCGAGTTGATGTTCGGCCCATCAAGGCTTCATGCTGAAGACCGGACATAAAATCATTAAAAGCAGCCCGATTGGGAAACACACCTTGCAGGCGGCGCATCATGCGCGGAGTCAACAGAGTTTTAGCCGCGTCTGCAGTTCCTTGAACTTTGCTCATTCGGTCAATAATATCTGTGGCTAATCCGACGCGGAAATAATCTTGATCCCCGGGACGAAGTCTATTATACTCGCGCATGATATTTTCAAAAGATTCTTCTCCACCGTTAAGTAGTTTACGGCCGAGTTGAACGGCATCTTGGGAAGCAGAAGAGTCGAACCAAACAGCTCGCGCTTTCTTGAATGAAGGATTCAAATCGTCGATCACCTCAAGAAATTCATTACGCAAGTTCCCAATAGATCGAGACTGCGCCGTGGCACCACCGACGCTGGTTTGCGCGGCTTCTTCACTTGCGCGAAGAGCGCGCTGAATCATATCAACATCGCGCATGTCGATGGTTGGAATTGTCTTAGTAGCTCCAACGCGATCAAACCCGCTGAAATCACGCCCTTCAACTCCAGCAAACCAACGAGCTTTGTCCATAGCGCCCGCGGCTTCCAGGCGAGATATAAATGGGTCAAGATCAGAACTCGCCACCCGACCAAAGCTATAGGCTTGATCATATAGTGGCCGCGCGAGCGCTTGCTTCATTCTATTCAACGCTTCGAGTGTAGGTGCTACCCCGCGATCTGCACTTGGGACGAGAGTAGTGCTAAGCTCAGCGGCTACTCGATGCAGCTGATCTTGCATTCTCTCGACCATCAAGCGTGCCACATCGTCGCGCCCTTCGCCGGGCTGTTTATATGCTGCTTCGGCTCGAGCACGCACATTTTCCCCGCCAAGATCTGCAATAGTAAGCGGGCGCCCGCGGGTACTTCCCGGCAATACTGCCGTCTCGAGCTCAGCTAAACGTGCTTCGGAGCCAATTGAATGAGAAAGGAGTTGACGGGCATTCATTTCGGCCCAGGATTGCGATGGAACGACTTGATTTTTGAGGGCGCGGACGCCTCGACCCAGCCCGTATGCCCCCGCAACCCCGGCGCCAAGTCCACCTCCAATCATTCCACCAACCAGGGCTGAC